CTCCTCGGAATTGTGGGATGCGGTTAGCTCCTCTAATAAGCTCTCGGCACTTCCCTCAGTGTTTACTTCTTTGCTCTCTACATCTATCACGGCTTTTAATTGATTAAGCAAGCGGGCTTTTAATTCTCCGCTCTGATGTATTACAGTGGTTTCCTTCCGCTCCATGAAGACATCCACGCCCGCAACCTTCCCCAAAAGCTCTAGGGATTTGATGCGTTGGGCGGGATTGATATCCCCATCCAAGGCGTGTTGGGTAAGCTGATGGATTACGAGCCTCCTCAAGTCTGCGGGATTACGATAATCCTCCGCCTCTTTTGCTAGTCTATACGCCTCTATTTCCACTTGGATTCGGGTATCCTGTGCAAGACGACTAGCATTGTTGCCTACTGTCTTGGTGTTCCCCTCTGTGTTGTATGCCTCTCTATATGCATCTGCTTTAGTTTTACCTAGTGCAACATGGCGGGCGAATTGCTTTTGCTTGTGCGTGAGTTCCTTAGATTTACCGACACCCAGTAGGATTGTATCCATTGGAATACTCTCTAATCCCTCTCTTATTTGCTTACGGGATAGTCTAGGCAACTTAGGAATATTAGCGGGCTTTTTGGTCTTCTCTGTCATATCTTCAATATGGGTATAAAACGGGAATATCTGAACAATACCAAAGAATGAACCGAACGCCAAAAATTGATTCGCATCACCTGGCACGTAAACAACTGGAAACGTTACCACCTAAACGAGTGTTTTACCCTCTGTTATCCCTCTACTGAATCGGTAAAAAGGCCAAAGAATTAAGCGGGCTTTTGTGCAGTAATAACCCTCCAGATCACTCAAGTATTTATTAAATCTATAACCGCAGAGCCTTATGAATAAAGGGCTTTATTGATTGGCTGAAATAATACTTGTATATTTTGAAACTGTTTGACTATAATTAAAGAGCAGTATTAACCAATGGAGAAAATATGCAATACAAAGAAGACGATTTAGTGAAATTGATTGGCGAAGGCGAGCAAGTTTTTAAAGTGGTAATGGCAAGCGAATCAGGCAACTTAATGTTAGTCCGCCACAATACAAATGAGCTATGGTCTGCCCATATTGATGATGTAGCAAAGTAACAAGGCGAAACTGTGGAGACACAGTCTAGGCATTATGTGCCTACTGATGAGCCTAACTAAATAACGGAGGATTTATGGCATCTTGGAAAAAAACTTTAGACCTTACCGACATAGCTAAACGCTACGAAGAAACAGAGAACGCCCAAGCCTATGCGACTGGCGTATCTCTACGCATTGAGGCATTCATTAAATCAAATGAAAAATGGCTAGAGCGGGAGCAAATAAAAGATGACTTGGAAGAATTGTCTAAGCAGTTTTTGCATGACGAGACCGAGGACGAAATCAACGACCACTTGTCAGAGCTTTACGACTTAGCGGACTGGAATCACATTTGGATTGCAACTTTTTAACGGAGGATTTATGAACATACTACAGAGGACAAAACCAAGCGATTCACCTTATATGGTGGAAGACAATGGAACGCTGATATTTTGGTGCAACTACAAGCATGAGGCGGAGGCGTTCATTCGTGGCGTTAATCATGCCAAACGCAAGCACGCCCAAGAATCATTAAACAAACCCAACGGAGGAACTATGAAACCATTGCACGAATCAACAATTGAAGAATTGCACAACTTAAACCGTGACGAACTTATCGCCATGCTCGTTCAACACGACCGTGATGGAGAGTATTCAGACGAGCAACGCACCGCACTAGGCGAAGAGCCTTTGAACCATCAACAAGCCCTAGAACTTGCAGTAATCAACCTACACGAGGCAAACCAATGAAAACGACCGTATATCTAAATGAATTCAGAGACTACTTCAACCAAGTCCGCCCGAACAATTTTTCTTATGAGGGCTTATCCATTCTTTTTGAATACTTGGAGCAATGGGAAGAAGACACGGGCGAGGAGCTTGAACTTGATGTAATCGCCCTATGTTGTGATTTTAGCGAAGAGGACTTCACAGATATCGCCAAGAGCTACGATATTGAACTGGACGAAGAGGCGGACGAAGATGACCAAATGCAAGCCGTTACAGACTATTTGACAGACGAGGGCGTTTACATTGGTCAGACTGGGACGAGCATTATTTACCGTGTATTTTAAGGAGCTTAGACAATGACTAATTACATGCACGAATTCCCCCGCTTTGATGACACCCTCCCAACCTTGGAGGGTTTTAAGGATGCCTCTTGGCATAATGATGCTTGTCCATCACTTGGCAAAGAGCTACCGAATGGCGATTTTATTTGTATTTTTGTGGACTACAAGGACAAAGAACTAAGCGATTTTGCCGACCTTGAGGGCGAACGATACGCCCGCTTTAGAGTTGGCAACCATAAGGAGAACGGAGAATATGAGGTTTTATTTCAGTCCAACGATTGGGCAGAGGTTGAGGCATTTATTAAAAATTTATTTTAGTCCGTCTGATGAGTTCTAAAGAGAACGAAAACCCGCAAGGGTTCACGGAATACAACCAACGGAGGAAATATGGAATACCCAATCGTTTTAACTGGTGATAGTCGCTCAATTTATGCGTGCGAATGGAATGGCGATATATACGAGATTCACACCCTTGAAAGCTTGCAGAAGGAATATGGCGAGACGAATCTTTTTGATACTGAACCTTCTTGGTTCTGCCCAAATGCCCGAATCAATTTGACCTTTTTGGAAGTGATTGCAGAGCTAGAGGCGGGCGAGTATGACCGTATCACCAACGACAATATGACCATCACGATATTGAAAAGAGGTGAATTATGATTTTCCAATTTACTTTAAAACACGACCACGGCACGACAAAAGTCACACTCTACGGACACAACTCGGAGGAATCTGCCATCCAGTCAATTATGAATCACGAGCGTTGCCCAAGGCGGGCGATTCTCAAAGTTGAAGACTTGACACCGACACCACGAACAACCGCAGAACAAACCCGCATCAGTTAAAACCTGAGCGGGTTTTTTATTGCCATCCCGCAAGGGAGGAGAGGACTTTTTGACACATTTTTTTAGGGCCGCCAGATCAGTTGGGCTCGAGTTCCGCTTTCCCGGGAGCTTGCCTGGAAGAGCTTTTGGAAAATTTCAGACTAAAAGGGTCATGCTTGCCCTAAAAGGGTCATGCTTATTTATTTTACAATTGCTATTGTTTTTACAATTGTTATCGCTATAATGTAATTTACATACAGGAGGATATATGCGTTATGTATGCGGAGGCAGACTGTTTGACACGCTTGAGGAGGCGAAACAGTATGCTGATTTTATTCACAGAGTAAGTCGTTTAATTATAAGTATCACGGAGGAAGTATGAAATTCAACTTAGTTATATATGTGCCTGATGAGGCTATTGAGCAAGCATCAAAAGAGTTTGAGATGCCTACTGATGAACTAATCAGCAAGATTGGTAACACTTGTTATTTAGGTCTTGATTGTATTAACGCCATGCTTGGTCGCCAGTATGAATTAGAGGCGGGCGATTGGTATGTCTCTTCCATTATGGGAGATGACGACACTGTTCACGCAGATTAACGGAGGAAGTATGAGACCAATGATTTTAAATAAAGAAAAGCAAAAAATAGTTTTATGCCCTGACGATATATCGGACGAGCTTTATTCTGATTTGGACGAGGCATTTTCTAAAGTATTAAAAGACCACGGCATAGACCCAACTGAAATCTGTTGGGATGAGTGGCATTTAACTGCTACTTACGCATAAGGAGGAAGTATGAAAATATATCTAGCACAAGGCGAAAGCCGTAGTTTTGAATTCTCTGCCATTGGTTTGACTGAGGCAGAGGCAGAACACGCCATCATTGAGACATTCAAGGCCCATGCTCGGCACTATGCCCTACCCCTAGACTGGTGGAAGGAAAACGCAGACTTTTTCATTATGGAAATGGAGACGGGTCATTACTACCGAGACCGCTCTTTAATTAACCCGAAGTGGTATCACTCAGACGATCTGGAGGAATCAAATGCCTAAATTTACTATTGAAATTCATGAGACACAAAACTGGACTTATTCCTATGATGTAGAGGCGAAGAGCAGTGAGGAGGCTCATCACCTGGCAGAGACCCGCCATTTTGCGGGCGAAGAGTCAGACGATAACTGGTTATGCGAATCAAACATTACTGGAACATACGCAAAGGAGATTGCAAATGCCTAAGTTCACCATACTTTCAAGGGAAACCGTTTATTACGAAACTGAAATTGATGCAGAGGACGAAGACAAAGCACGAGCTATATTTTTGGATATGGAACATACCGAGGAAACATTGACACCATTCGGTTCTGACTATTTTGAAATTTATGATATTGAGGAGAACACAAATGCCTAACTGGACAAACAACATTATTGAGATTAACCACGAAGACCCTGAGATGATTGAGCGAGCTTTCAAAGCCCTCAGCCAAGATAAGTTCTTCAGCGAGTTCTTGCCATGCCCTAAAGAATTAAGCAACACCGTATCGGGTAGCGTTGAAGAGGGTTACTCAGCCGAGCTACATGAGTTTCAAAAAGCATTAAATGTCAAATACTTTGGGTTCACAGACTGGTATTCATGGAGTAACGCAAATTGGGGAACGAAGTGGGAAGTATGCGAACCTTTTATCTCAGGTCACGACAGTAACTTTTTAAGTGCTAGTTTTGACACGGCTTGGAGTCCGCCAATTGCATTCTATGAACGCTTAAAAGAGTTAGGCTTTACCGTGCGGGCTTATTACTACGAGCCTGGCATGGCGTTCTGCGGGACTTGGGATGACGGTGACGACCAGTATTACAAGATTGACGGTAATTCTGAGTGGGTCATGGAGAACATACCGAGCGAGCTTGACCTTCAATTTTGCATCAGCGAAGGCATGGCAGAGTGGGAAGAACATGAAAGGGCTGATCAGCTATGAACTACCAAGAATCAGGAAGGTTATCCGTCAAAATAACTATGCTCAACGATAAAAGTGTCACGCTCCCTATGGAGTTTATCCCCGAATGCTACCTACGGGGTGGCAGTTCTTATCCCGGAATCGCTCTCTTAGAAGGATACGACCAAGTGGAAGAGCTTACAGGCGAGATGTGGGTATTTGAGGGAATCACATACCATTACGCAGAGGGTAAGTCCATCAGTCACACCATTACAGATGACGAAGACAAGGCTATCGGTTCGTGGGAAATCCTATTGGACGGCAAGCCAACGACTTTTGCAGACATCGAAGAAATCGCTTTTGGTTTATACACGGAGGAAGAATGAAAGTTATTTTCGGGAGCATTGAGTTCGGAGACTTTGTGAAATGCGGGGATAAATACCCCATGGCCTTAGTCAAAAACTACTTTACCAAAGACATAGAAGAGGACGAGATTGAAGACTACGCATGGAAAAACCATTGCGAGTATGTCGTCCCAAGCGAGTTCCGAGGCGAGATTTATTTTATTCAGGAGGCTAAATGATTAACCCATGGCAGCCCCTATTTGATGCATGGTTAAACCAATTATCAGGAGAGAAACACGAGATGAAAAAGTATGAAGTTACCCTTGTTACACACGCAAAGACCGTGGTTTTTGTAGATGCCAATGACGAAGACGAGGCGATTGATATGGCATTCGATTACCTTAATGAAAACGACATTGAGCTTGGCGAGTGGGAAGTTGAGAATGTAGAACGGAGCACAGAATGAACGGTTACAACAGACGACTGGTCATGAACCAGTATCACATTACGCCCGAACAGGACTTTATCATTGGCTTGGTCTATGAGAAAAGGGTCATACCCGCTACCGACATTCTATTTGAATGCATAAAGTTGGAAGTTTGTAGCCATGCCACGGCACACAAATACTTTAAAGGTCTTGTGATTCGTGGATTTCTCAGCGTTGAACAGGGAAAAGACTTACGCCACAAGAATGTATTTCTCAGTTCCAAAGCCGTGGCTTATCTTGAGGAAACAAAATGAACCAAGGCCCAACCAATGACGACATCATTGCATCCCTAGTTTTTGTTGCCGTGATTGTTCTACTTTGTTTAGCACCAGATCTGTAACCGAGTAGCCTGGAGACCAAACATCTTCAGGCTACCCACAAAAGGGTCATGCTTACAGGTCATTCAACCACAGAGATATATCCCTCTTGCGCTCCTCTTCAACCTTGGCGGCCAGTAGCGTGTTCAGTTCCGCCATCTCCTTAATCATCTGCATCATCTTCTTTTCAATCCGCCCGTTTACGGAGGCAATGCCCATGCTTTGCATACCGTGGAGATACTCTTCATAGGTAGACATGGCTGCAAGATTGTTCTTACGCACACCGTTTAAGTAGCTGAACTCATACCAGTCCAGTATTTTTGGTTGTTTCTTAACCATTTGATTCGTCCTCTACCATCTGTATTCTTTTACCAATCCATGCCATCACGGGTACAGCCATTGAGTTACCCATTGCCTTATACCGTGGCGCATCGGGAGAGTCAGGCTTGCCTCGCCAAGGGATATTTGTATATCCATCCGGAAAGCCTTGCAGTCTCTCGCATTCTGTTGGGGTAAGCCTACGGACTGCCATGTTCTGCAACACACCAGGGCTTTGGCTTCGAGTGAGCGTGCCTGATATATCTTCCTCGAACTTCATCTCATCAGGGCGGGCGTTCACATTGAATGCAATCTGTTGGTCTTGGGTCACGCTTAGAGTAAAAGCTTTCTCATCTGAACCAAGGTATCCCTTGCCACCACCCTCGCATCCACCCCGAACCTTGAAGGCGTGGGCCACGAAAGTCTGAGCATGGTGCGACTGGACTGACGGACGTAACGCTTGCAACGCAGGTGTTACCTCTAAAGTTGTAGCACTAAAGTTGTTTGCCTTGGCATCTTCACGGATTGAATAGGCGACTGATGCTTGGTTGTCGCCCATCTGCGCACGCAATGTAGGAGATAGTTCTTCCGTAAAACGATTAGGATTACCCTCTCTCTTGGTAACGCCTGGCTCAAACCCATAAGCAACTGCATGGTTAGGGTAGCCACCGTCCCCGCCTGAGCGAAGGGTAGGGCTTACATCATTGCCAACATCTCTTGCTGCATCTGATTGAGTAAAACCAATAGAGTAAGCAACGCCTTGAGTGGCGGCGGCATCCAAGGTATACATCACCTCATCATTCCATCCACGCCCGTTCTGTTTCTTATCTCTACCTGATACATCTTGAATAGCGACAGATTGAACAAGCGGGACATTGCCACCGCCAGTCCCCCAACGACTCGTTACCGTCTGACATACCTCACCCATCTCTTTAACACGAGAGTCTGCGGGATGAGTTTCATATACGATTAAATCTGTATGGTCTTTGTAGTCACGGGCTTTCAATGTGCTTGCCGTGCCGTCATCTGCATACTCACCAAAGGCAACCAAGCGGTTCGTTGTTACTAGAGTTTCTGATCCTCCTCCGAGGTCTCCTCCGTCTCGTCTGAGTGTCCCGACTCCTTCACCGTAGTTTCCAAAGCTGCTTGGAGAAAAGGCGGAAGCTTCTTCCCTCGCTTGTCTGCTCGGCGGAGGATTCCTGAGCAAGCTTTCCCGCTCAAATAAAACTTTTGCGGGAGCAAGCCAGTCTCCAAGACATCCGACAACAAACACACGTCTGCGTCTTTGGGGAACTCCGAAGTATTGAGCGTCAAGCACCCGATATGCGAACCCATACCCGAGTTCAGCCACCGCCCCGAGGAAGGAACCAAAGTCCCGTCCACCATTTGAACTGAGGACGCCTGGCACGTTTTCCCATACGAACCACTTGGGTCTAAACTTATCAAGAATTCCGCAATAGACGAGGGCAAGGTTTCCCCTTGGGTCTTCAAGACCTTTGCGGAGTCCTGCGACTGAGAAGGATTGACACGGGGTTCCTCCGACCAAAAGCTCAACTGTTCCATTTGTATTCCACTCCTTATATTTAGTCATGTCGCCAAAGTTTGGCGTGTTTGGGTAATGATGCGCCAATACTTCTGACGGAAACTTCTCTATTTCTGAGTAGCCAACTGCCTCCCAACCGAGGGGATGCCACGCTACGCTTGCTGCTTCAACACCGCTACATACTGATAGATATCTCATGCTTGTGTCCTTAGTTTAGATTTGGAGTAAGCAATAGCACGAGACTTAATCCAGTTTAATGTTTGTCTTGACGGGTCTTTAGTTTCATTGCTCAACCCTCTTGGAAATACGCCGAACTTCTCTTTGTATTTGTGCGCGGCCCATCCCTCTTTGTATCCCTTAACTCTTGAGTAAGCCAAAAGCTCTGACCAAAATGACTGGTTAGTTATTTGTAGCTTTTTGTTAGCCTCTTGAAGTTCTCTCAGCTCGCCAGGCACTGCCTCAATCATGGATTTACGCTCACGAACATGACCACAACCTAAGCAAACATCACCGCCCGCCCACAAAATACCGCAAGATGGACACTTAGATTCTTTCTTCTCTCGTTCAGTCAGTTCTTTCTTGGCCTTCTCTCCGCCTTCCTTCAACTCACGAACACCATCCGCATACAAGTTATCCCAGTCATTACGGAAACGAAGATAGTTACCTGAGTGATCTAACCAAACGCCGAACTCCTTAGAGTCATGCGGTCTCATCACCCGCCCTAACTGTTGCACATGGGAACTAAAAGACTTAGAAAAGGGTCGGGCTGACACGCCAATCATTACATCAGGCACGTCAAACCCACGAGTCAGGATGTCAGTAGCTACCAATCCGTGGATGTTTGTATCGGGCTTGGCAAAGTCTTCAATGGTATCCCGCTTGAACGCATCATCCTCTTTATAGGAGATGGAAACAAAGTTGTAGCCCGCATTAGCGAACTGCTCAACCAAGTCTCTGCCATGGGCAACGCCTGAACAGAACACGATTGTCTTTCTTGGCTCTCCAAATATCTCATGCGTTTTCTTTACCCACTCGGTAACGATATCGCCAGTAATCTTCATGCCTCGAGCTGACACTTCGTCCTGAGACCATTCGCCCGCTACCTTCTTGGCGCCCGTCATGTCAATCTCTTTGGCAATGAATACCTTGAGCGGTGCTAACCAACCCTTATCAATCAAGTCGCCCGTGGAAGTAGCACCAACAACGTGGCTATAGATGTTGCCAAGACCTTTTGTAAAAGGTGTAGCAGTTAATCCAATGACTTTAATCTGTGGGTTTTCTTTGATGAACTCTACTGTCTTACGGCGGGTGACATGGCACTCGTCAATAATCAATAGGTCTATGTCAGGGAAAGCCTGTCTCTTCTCCAATGTCTGAGCAGAACAGATCTGGATGCGCTCCATTGGACGGTATCTCCAATGCCCTGACTGCATCACGCCATGTTCAATACCATACTTACCTAACCGTAGACTGGTCTGTTCAACCAAAACAATACGGTCAAGAACCATAGCCGTTCTTTTGAAACCCTCCGATACCTCTTTCATAATAGCCATCGCAACTTCAGTCTTACCGAACCCCGTGGGTGCGTATAAGAGCTGACATCTGTGGCCGCCTTCAAACCCCTGTCGTATCTTCTCAACGACATCAGTTTGATGCTCACGTAACTGTAGCATTCCATCCTCCTGTGCAACCAGATACCCTCTGGCGTGGGTTAATCGTTCTGTTCTTTTCTCTTGGTTAAGTCTAACTTTTCCTTGAGCATTTGTCTTTGGATGCGGGCGAATTCTTTTTGGAACTCCTCCCACATCCGCTTGCTTTCTTCCGTCATGCGTCTACTTTTTCGTATTTCTCTAGTTGTTTTTTGAGATACTTAATCTGTCTAAGCATATCTGCATTCTTTGATTGATAAGTATCACGGCTTGCTTTTAATGCCTTCACTTCTGCTTCCAATGACTTGATGCGGGCATCCTTTTCTTCCATTGATAAGAGAGCTTCTTCCTTCTCTTCTTCAGTAGCATCCATGTTGTGGACTGCTAACTTGTTCATCAACTTCTGATTCTCTTCTGCCAACGTCTGATGTTCTATAGCCAGTGCGTGGAGTTCGTCATTCTCAGGTTCTTCATCTTGGGTTTCAACTGGTTTAGCGTCCACCTTTTTGGCGGGCTTATCGGCTTTAGTTTTGGTTTCAACTGGTGTATTCTGTGTTGGAGAATTGTCATTCTTAAGGCCCTCTCTTAGCTTGCCAACAAACGGATGGGATACGTTACAGATGCGAGCAATCTCTCGATCCTTTAATTCAGACCATTCAAAATCATCAAGCATACGCAATACGACGCGCTTCTTTTCTTCTACAGTTCTGCGTAAACCGTGGTCATCATTGGCGCCGAATGAATAAAGTTGAGCATCACGTTGTGTGCCTTCTATTACTTCAACTTCAATGTCTTTAGAGGCGTTGGATTTATGCCCATGGTAACGGTGAAAGCCGTCTGCCAACCAGTAACTAGCGCCATCAAAGAACGTAACAACTGGCGGGAACTGAACGCCATCACGCATCTTCTCTGCATACTCAGTGACTACGCCGTAATTGATTTCAATACGGGCTTGTGTATCTCCGTCAATGCGGATTTTATTTAATTGAACTTTCATTTTTTCCTCTTATATGAATCGTTGCATTTCCTCAAACGCACGCTTCAATTCTACAGCGGTTGTCCTCGGATTACTAGCTAATTTATGCGCTTTGCTTGCTCTTTCTTTCCACAACGCTGCTTGCATTACGCCTCCTTCTACTACTGACTTTGGGATTTTCCCAGTCATTTTCTTTAATTCTGTTCTGTAATCCATTATCTATTCATCACATCTTTCTATAAGGGCTGCATAACCGCAGATGTCCACCACTGAATCACGATGGGTAATGTCGTTGCGAAGACGGGCTGCCTTTAACAACACCATCATCACCGCTACATCCTTGGCTGACAAGCACAATTCATTACCAAGATAAGCATTCCACATCTCTGCAATTACTTCTAAATTCTTACTTGGTTTACCGTATGTCTTCTCTCGATCACCATAAATTATATCTTTTGCTTCATCTAAAACACTCATTTCTCACTCGCTTTCTTTATTGCGGTCTCTGCAAGTTTTTTGTAATCTACTTTTAAAGCAAAGCTATCATCATCTGATACTTGACGGTCTGCCTTTATCAAAGAGTCCGTTCTATACCAACGGGCAACCAATGTCATACCGCCTACGTCTGTTGGCAATCCCTCTTCACCGATAACCAAGTATTCGTATGGCTTAGCTTCTTGACCTTTGATATAAACCATATCACCAGGCTTTAGTTTTTCTTTCATTTAATCCCATGCCTTTCTAGCTTTTGCCAACAAAAAATCCAATGGTATAAAACACTAAAGCAACAACCATAGGATGTTTTAAGAATCTGCCACTAAAATACCAATCAAAAAATTTATCCATTATTTAATCCCATGCCTTTCTTCTATTGCCCTAGCAAATATACTTGCATGAGAAATATTATTTTTTAAATTCTCATCAGATGTAGCCAGTCCCATTGCTTTATGCCAAAGAACTGTTATTTCCTCATCACTTAACGGCTTTGTTTGTGGTGTGTATTGTGCAGGTCTAGCTTCATACTCCATAAAATGCTGTTCACATAGACTGCCATAGTTTACACAGGGTTCACATTCTCTAGTTTCACCATCCCATTCACTAGGAAATCCCATAAACTCTGACTTGCATCCACAAGTTAGGATAGTAAACACAGATGGGTTTTGCTTATCCAATTCTTCTACAAGTCTGCGAATCATGGCAGATGCTTCAATACACTCTGTATAAGCACTACCCATTGAATCCAACTCTTTAGCTAGTTGCCATGCTTCTTCTTTCATTTCAATTCTTCCTCATATTTTTTGTATATGTAATATGCGTCGTAAATCTTTATCATTTCTTCTCTTGTTTGCTTGCTCAATGTTACTGGTCGCAAATATTCTTCTTTAATAAAAGTAGTGGAATTGGCATCTATTTGGCAATCCCTATAATCCTCATCAGGAGACCACCACTTTGGATTAACTATTACCACCAATCTCCCTATTAAACTAGGGTCTTCATCGTGTTTAACTACAACTACCCATTGTCCTGCTTTCATTTCTTCATCGCCTTCCTGATAGCATCATCAGTGTTCATCTGAACTTCAGTCGCCTCATGCAACCGTTGTAGGCCGTATATCCAATCGCCAAGCAATTCAAGTCTCAACGCCTGGTCATAACCAAACCATTCAGGCGGGCATAGAATCATGCCAACCCGCTCGTCAGTCTTGGCGTGTAACTCTGGTAACTTAATCAAAGAAATCCTCCCGTTTTATTTTCCTCTTGGCAAGCAACTTTATAATCTTCTTCATCGCCCGCCTCTCCGCTTGCTGCACTGCTGTCCTACTTACTCCAAGAGCTTCAGCGACCTCCCGCTGATTCATGCCCCCGTCTTTTCTTTCCGTCTCCATCATCATACATTGTTCCCATGCTAATGCAATAGCTATTTTTATACAAACGAAATTCCGCTTTCCGCTTTCCGTCTACTGTAGTAACCCACTGTAGTAACCCATCCCCTTGTTCCCGAACGGTGGACGCACCTAGCCTATCCTAAGTGCGCCTTCAGTTGTTCCCTCACGGAGCCACAACACCCGCCAGTCTCACGATCAAAGGCACTAGCTTCGCCACCCTCGCTCCTGTTTCAGATCTAATCCCTTGCCAGTAGGAGCCTCTTCCCATACCGCTGTCGTTAAAGTGTCCGCCCAGTATGGTGCTTTACAACTCAGAACTTATTAGATTTAGACCTATTGTCCGTGGCAGAAATTACTTGCAAATTCCAGTGAACATGAAGACCGCTAACGTTTAAACCGTTTAATGGAACAATGTGGTCAACTTCATGTTTCACACCAGTTCTAACGGTTAAATCAAAACACTCTTCATACACACGTTTAATTTCTTTTCTGTCTGCCCAACGTGGTGTAGCTCTATTAAGTCCTGCCCTTCTTGCTGAGGCGTCAGACAAGCTTTGCACATGATGCTTTAAGCATTTCCGAGTATTTTGAGTATGGTAGATATTTTCAGGCCACAAGCCTTTGCCCCATGCAACGCCAAGTTTTTTAGCTTGACGCCCAATTTTAGATTTCTTGTAACTTGACAAGCAATCTGGGCAAATCTTTAACCGTTTCTCCAAAACAAAAAACCCCTTTAGTCTGTCGTTTCTAGGATATAACACTGCGTAAAATTCCTTGGCAAAGCTTACGTAGTGCGAAACAACAGACTAAAGAGGTCTGTATCACCAAGGATTATACACCAATGTCCCCATCAGCACGAGTAGTGTAATCCAAACAATTGTGGTTGTGCAATGAGATTAGGGTAAACACCTAGAAAAACGACATCATGTCGTATTTGACCGGTAACGTTACCGGCAAGGGTGAGGGTTACAGTCGTATAGTTGATTAACAGTACAGGATATTTAGAGTCGCCGAGCCGACTTTCCGTAACCCTCGGATTCATTGTAGTCCAAAAAGACGAAACCCTCAGCGGAGGACTGAGGGTTTCTGAGGAAATGCACAAGAGGATTGTGCCTACGGAGGTCGTAGACTAACGGAGGGTTAGTGCGCCAACTATACCATGGATTGATTTAGATTGATATAGATTAACTACATCTAGTAAAAAAAGGGGGTGATCCACTTAGACCACCCCAAGCTCACGTTCTAAGGAACTGATGGGAAATGAAAGGGAACCCATCAGCCACTACAGTTTACTAGATATTCCTTGATAGTAACTTGGCAACCACCACCTTTTTTCTTAGGCCCACGCTCTACCGTAATCTTCCAAACCTGTTGGTCGTCTGTAAAGCAGCCCGCATCCTGGAGCGAGTCCCCAAGACACTTCAGCATATTGTCAATATCCATGAGACGGGAATCGCGGGGATACAGATAAACATTGAGTTCCACGGGATTATCCCCGAATCCCCCATGGCCGCACTGGCTCCATATATGAGCTACTGATTTCTTAAACTCAACACCCCGCTTGGAGATGTATCGGCGCTTACCTGATGCTAACCAGTAGGCGTTCACGCTGACTGGATATGGCAGTTCTAGTGTAATCATGTGTTCCTAAATACAACTGTTGCATTTAATTGGGTACAACCTATTGACATGCAGATTATACGGGATTATATTGGCGGTGAGGAAATGTTTTTTAACGCACAACACGGAGGAAGTATGGACTATTCAGAGTCAATTATTTACATTCGCACGTTCACTCGACGTTGCGAGGAATCAATCACTAAGAAAGACCTAGACAGGGCATTGGAAGATGCTGAGCATGTCGTTGCTGAGGCAATTCAATTGCGCTCCACCATCATGAAGATGAAGGAGTACGCATGAGAAAGATAGTGGGATTAATTACGTTTTTAATGTTGCCAATAGCGATTGTCATCACAGCTTTTCAATGCGCACTAGCATTTGTGGAGGATTCAATTAGATGAAACTGACAAACAAATACAATCTGCCTCAGACGTTCGTGAACGTTCTGAACAGACCTACCTATACCAAGGGTAAGGCGCATTTGTCAGCTACGGAAATCATCACTAGCCCAAGGATTGTTCAGCTAAAGAAAATCCATTGGGATAACCTAGAGGAAGACGTGGCAGACAAGGTATGGGCTATCTTCGGAACAGCCATTCATGCCGTGCTAGAGCTTGGCAAAGACGACCATCACATCATCGAGCAACGCCTACATGCCAACGTGGACGGATGGGATATCTCAGGTGCGATTGACCTTCAGCGTGTAGAAGACGATGGCATCATTGTCGCCGACTACAAGACGACAGGCGCATGGGCGGTGATGAATGAGAAGTCTGACTGGGAACAACAGTTAAACATCTATGCGTGGCTCGTGGAGAAGGTCAAGAAGGTTCCAGTTAAGAAGGTAGAAATCATTGCAATCATTAGAGACTGGAGCAGAAGAGATGCGCAGGTTAAAGAAGGTTACCCAGAGGCGCCAATTAAAGTCATTGATGTACCTCTTTGGACGTTCGCACAACGGGAGAATTTTATTAAGGAGAGGATTCAGTTACATTCCAATGCGCTCTTCGCAGCCGAGACTTCTGATGATTTGCCTCAGTGTTCACCTAGCGAGATGTGGGAAAAACCAGCTTTTTGGGCGGTACGAAAGGTTGGTAACAAGCGTGCAACTACCGTGCTTGACACGGAAGACAAAGCGCTCGCCAAGATTGAAGAATTGGGTAAGGGATATGAGATAGAGTTCCGCCCAGGTGAAAGAACCCGTTGCGCAAATTTCTGCCAAGTCAGGGACTTTTGCTCTCAATGGAAGGAGTACAACAGTGGCAACTAAGAAGCTAAACCAACGTGACTGGGAGCGCATGGGAGCGTATGCCTACGGATTCTTTTATGGTGCGGCAGGTTACGAGCTAAACGCCCCATACGGAGATGACGACCAAGACTACAACTTGGTTGTTCAAGGTTTTATTGACGGTCACGAAATATATCTCATGTCTGATGACGATGAGTACATACCGTATGAATTTGGCATTCCCGCAGATGAGGATGGCAAGTACGTACATATTCACCCCGAGCATGTAAGAAAGGAATGGAAATGAAAGATACTTTAATGAAGTTAGTTGGCATTCGTAATGAGGCCAAGAAGAAACGACCAGTGTCATCACTAGCGATTGATACTGACTCTACGTTTGTCTATCAAACAGGCGCAGACGTTCAGAAGACATGGCGTAAGTTTGGATGGACACCCCCAACGGAGTACCGTTCTGACTACGAATTTGCTAAAAATAGGGATACAAAATGAGCGTACATAAGAAGTTAATGGCTGCCCGCCTTGAGTTACAAGGTAGAAAGCTAAACAAGTCAGGCCACAATAAGTTTGCGGGCTACAAGTATTTTGAACTAGGTGACTTCTTGCCTACGATTCAAGAAATCTTTGCTGAACAAGGATTGTGTGGCGTGGTTTCATACCTACCAGACGTAGCGGTATTGACAATCACAGACATGGATGATGGTACTTACATCCACATCAACAGCCCAATGTCATCAGCTGCGTTAAAAGGTTGCCATGAGGTTCAGAACCTTGGTGCCGTGCAGACATACCTACGCCGTTACCTTTGGGTGACAGCTATGGAAATCGTTGAGCATGACGCGCTTGATGCGACCACAGGAGCCAGTGAAAGCCCAAGCCTAAAGCCACCATTCAAGCCAGTCCCAAAGTCTGACGTGATAGTACCAAAGGCTAAGGTTCATACAGTAATGGAAGGAAAGGTAGGCGATTGGCAACTAAAGGTTACAGAAGATGAAGGCGGTAACTGGGCGACAGCAGTTAAGCTTGCCACAGAGGTTTGTTTAGGTTTTGCGGAGCAGGTAGAAGACGTGAATAACATCTTCAAGAACAACCGTGTGATCTATGACAAGTTGAAGGAAGAAAACAAAGTGGTCTATGACGAAATCTTAGCCGCATTAAAAGCAACTAAAGAAAAACTAACTAAGGAGTAATAAATGGAATACCCAAATACAGGCGCACTATTCAGAACACAAGAGAAGAAACATGAGAAGGCGCCCGACATGTTCGGAGACATGAAGTTTGACAAGGCATTCTTGTTGGATCTCATTGAGAACTCAACAGAACAGTTGGTAACGGTAAAGCTTGGTGCGTGGACTAAGGAAGGTAAGAACGGTAAGTTCCTATCCCTCAAGGTAGACACATACAAGAAACCTGAAAACAACGTGCGCCAAGACGCAGCCCCATCAACAGATGAAGATCTCCCTTTTTAAGGAAAAATATTATGCCAAGAACTAAAGGTGCAGTAAATAAGAAACCACGTAAGCCGTCAGTTAAAAAGATAATGATTCTTAAGTCTGAGGCTAATTTAGCCGAGAAGCTAGGCGTACCATTAGAGACATACGCTAAAGAGAAGATTAAGCTATCTAAGCCACGCAAACCACGAACCCCTAAGGTTGATTGGGAGAGATTGGCTAAGAATCTACAACAGGCTTTGGCTTCTGAAATCAAAGAGAACGATTCATTAAGAAACGAGCTAGACATTGCCGAAAGAGCATTGCATTTAGCAACCGCTAAGAACGCCGTGCTTATCAAGCAAATTGAATTCGTTCAAGAAATGACTGCAAAAGTATTGGCAAACAAAAATGGAAACAATTAAGTTTGAGGGCGTAAAGACGGCTCTGAAACAGACCAAGGATGGGTACTCCCTAACCTTGGCTGTTCATCCAGATGACTTGCCACAAGACCTTATGCGTGACTTTGTAGGTGCCAGGTACATGGTGGTAATGGTGCGCTTAGGCGACAACGAGATGCCACTAAACCGTGAGTCCTTCAAGAAGGATGATGACAGTAAGCTCGTATCAATTGCTGGCATGTATTGCAGGGACAAGGAGTTTTGGGACTTTGTTTACGCACTAACAGAAGGCGAAGACGAGATTATGACTGAAGGTGAATGCGCTGAATGGATGAAGTATTACCTAAGCATTGACTCACGCAAAGAACTAAAAACAAACGATGAGGCGAAAGCTAAGTTCGTGCAACTAAGAGAAAGGTTTGACGCATGGAAAAGAAGTTAGTGCCGTACTCAATCTATCTGCCCGCTGAGTACATTGAAAAGCTAAAGGTATTAGCTCGAGACCGTAAAGCTTCCTCAATGATTCGTCACTCTATTGGCATGATGATAGAAGGCAATACCAAGAAAGATGGTGCGTACATAAAGGGGCTTAAGGACGCCATTAAGGTCGTTAAGGCAAACAAGGAATGCCAGATGATTTCCATTAACGGGAAGGCATTGCGGGCTATCTTGGCGGAAGAAATCATACAACTGGGGGAATGATGGATCTACTATTGAACATTGCATCCACGCTACTCCTTGGTCTAGGCTTTGGAGCTGGCGTTTCGTTCGCCATTCTGTTTGCCTTATGGTTTGTGGAGAATAGAAATGAATGATTTATTTGGCTATGAAATCGGTGAAAGAATGGCTTCTTTAGCCGCAGAACACGCAGGTGAAGAATGGAAAGCTTCTGCTTATAACGCTCTTATTTCTTATGCAAAAACACATGACACATTCACCATAGAAGATGTCAGAAGAGCAAGCCATGATGTCCCAGTCGCACCAACAGAAAAGGCGTGGGGCTACATAACCATATCTGCAAAGAAGAACGGCGTTATATCTAGGCATGGAACAGCCAATGTTCAAGGTGGAAGAATGATTGCCGTATTGTGGAAATCAAATATAAAGGTAAAAAATGAATGATGAAGACTTGAGAGATTGTTTTGCCATGTTTGCTTTGGTTGGCGCAGTCATTGCCAGTAAAGAACGAACGGCCCAAGAAGTGTGGCAGATTGCAGACGAAATGATGGAAGCACGTAAAAAGGAGAAGAGTGATGAAGAAGATACTGGTATTGCTGCTGTTGTCCCTAAGCGCCCACGTAAGCGCTGAGACTGTTGCCACCCAACCTAACCAGGCGGGCGGCAAGATTGTGTTGACAGATGGCGTATGTAAGTACGATGGGCAAGTGTTTGATAAGCTTAATCGTGCCTACAACTATGGCTCAGCAGGATATACAAGCGAAGGTTGTTGGGGTGTTGAGGATGAGACCGTGATTGTCTACTGGATTGATACTAACCAGAAGATGCGTTACCCAGTCACAGCTTTCACAATGAACGCCAACTACAGCAAGAAAAAGAACAACGGGTATAAATACTGATGAAACATAAAACTATCCTGCTTGAAGGCGGCAAACAAATCGACGTGTTTGATAATGTGTTTGATATGCAGTTTATGGCAGACACTTATCTATATGCCACGATGTCTAGCTACAAAATTGGTTGGGGCGATACCTTTGACTTCAATGATCAGGTACATAAGTTTATGCACGCCAGTTACACCATGGAAGATGTCAACGCCCTCAAGATATTAGACAAGCTTGAAAACACGCCGATAGCATCTTTAGTTGATGGTCTTGAGCTTAATAAAGCGGTTGTGAACTTATGCGTCCCATCAGACACATATTTTGCTCACGTCCACCCAGAGTCAAAGGTAATCCTGTATTACGTGAATACTAAGTGGCAAGACGGCTGGTTTGGCGACACCATGTTTTATGCTGACAACGGAAAAGACATTGCTTTTGCATCGCCATACACGCCTAACAGAGTGATTGTTTTTGATGGTCAGGTTCCTCATGCAATCAGGCCGCAATCCCAAACAGCGCCACATTACAGGTTTACTCTGGCATTAATCTACGACAAGGTTAAATCATGAATAAAGAATGGTTAGATAAACTGCGTAACTTCTTGACGGTATTACTAATAGGCTTTGCCTTGGGTAGCATTGTGACTAACACCACATATACCTATCAAATTATGAAGGACTGCGAGCTACTGAAACAGTTCCGTGTGAATAACCTTGCCTACACTTGTATGGTGAAGTGATGCAGATTGAAGATACTGAGTACATGCAAGTTAGGTATACACCCGACAAATTTAACCCAGTCATACGCACTAGGACTCTTGAAAAGCGAAAGATTGGCACATGGTTGTTTGGGCTATTGCCTGTTTATGAGTATTACTACAGTGATTGGAGTGAGGAATGAAACCACATAAACACGCAGAACTAATCAAGGCATGGGCTGATGGCGCTGAGATTGAATGTAAAGGCTTGGTTACGGAGGAGTGGTATTTAGATACCTGTCCTACATGGAATCCTGTACGAGAATACCGCATCAAGCCTACGCCAATAAAAATGGACTTTGTAATGTTAGAACATATACGGTTATCACCAAGGGGTAATATATTAGCTCACCCCAATGAAAAAGCAAATATCAAATACATATTTGATGGTGAAACACGGGGGCTTAAATCAGTGGAGTTGCTGAAATGAAAGTATCCAAAGAACGCCGACAGCTTTGCAGTGACGTAACCAACAGCCACAAGGCAGAAGAGCGCACCCGCAGAGCCAAAGAACTTGAAAAGAGTTTAGACGCCGTATTTGGGTATGCTTTATTGGCGGTTATGGTCGTAACATTGATTGTTTCGCTTATTGATATGTGGAGGGCGCTATGAACTGGGCCATCTTAATCTGTCTCATCGTGATTGTGTATCGCCTTGAGTGCATCTTGCAGGAGCTGAAGAAATGAGAAAGGTAAGCATACGCACAGTTGAAATTGCTATCGGGATGGCGCGCAGTATGGCTAACGGCACAACCAAGTGGCCGTTCTTAGGTTACTGTGCTGACCTGATGGACAAGATGCTTAAAGAAATTAAAGAAGCGAGAAAGAAGTGGCAACACCTAACAGAAGATGAGATTAAAGAAATTGTTGGTAGCCATGGCGACGGTATTGGTGGCTACACCCGTGAACTGTTTAACAAAATAGAAGAGAAGATAAAGGAGAAAAATGAAAGAAGACTTTGAACAGTGGGCTGAAGGCAAAGTAGCCATAGATCATTACAAAGGCGAATACGCTAACCTAGAGGCGCAGATAGCCTGGCAAGCATGGCAACGTGCGTGGAACATAGCTGTTCGTGCGCAAAGAGAACGAGATGAGGTTGAAATCAAGGCGTTACATAACAAGCTAAGGTCAATAGTCAGCATAGCAAGCACTAAATTTGTAGGCGAAAGATAGAAAGGAAAATTATGTTTAGACCACAAGGCAACGGCGGTAAGGGTGACTCCCCAAGACCTATACCAGACCGTGAAAAGTTTGAATCAAATTGGGATAGCATATTTGGGAAGAAAAAGGAGAAAACGAATGAACAAGAAGATACGAATACTGCATTACATAGCACTGAATCCGGGCAAGACAACAAAGGAAATAGCGAATAACTTAAACGCTAACCAGAAAACAACACGCACGTACATTTATGAGCTAAGTAAGGATAAAAAGATAACCTCCATGGGACTTCATAAATGGCGCCTATGCTCTCACATATCAGTAGAGTCACTGAATATCCCGCCAGAAGTAGTCAATCCTAGAAAGCCATGGGAGTTTGCTCAAGAAGCAATCATGAATATGATGAGGACGCACAGTGTACCGCAATGAGAAACTTCTAAAGATTCTCAGACAGTCACCATGCCAGCACTGCGGTTGCCAAGACGGAACCGTGGTCGCTGCTCACAGCAATCAACTCAGAGACGGCAAAGGCAGAGGCATCAAAGCACATGACTTCCGCACGGCAAGTTTATGCTACGGTTGCCACATGGAGCTGGATCAGGGAAAGAACCTATCTAAGGCTGAGCGGGAAGAGTTATGGGAAAACGCCCATCGGAAAACAATAGGATGGCTGTTTGAGAACGGCCACCTTACTGTTTCTTAGACGCTTTCCTTACTTCTTCAACCATCCTAGAAGTTTCAGATATTAGGATTCTAGTTCTAGCAATCTCAAGCTCTTTCTCTTCCTTGCTCATGCTAGGATCTCTAGTAATCATCTGAATGTATTTACGGTACTCAGCCAAGCTCTTAGATGTCTTGTCGTACATCTTCTGCAAGGTAATCAAGTCGCCCTTCTTCTCGTAAATCTCAGCCACTTTCTCCAAGTCACCAATCTCGGTGTAACGCTTCATGTCAGCGAACGCCTGGTTGATTTTCTTGTTGTTGTCATAGAAAGCTGTAGCAAACTTAGATTGAGTCTCTGGCATAGTCTTGATAAAGCCCATACCAACCGTGTCAATCAACGGTTTACCTGGCTTCTCTACCTCACTCCAAGGCTGAACGGCTTTGTCAGAAACAGATGCTGCCGTGCCTCCAAGCCAACCAAGATAAGCTTTGACAGCGTAGTCAACCTGAACTGGAGACATGCCTTCTGCTTCAGGACTCATTGTAAGAACTCTAGTCGCTGCTTGGCTAATACCGCCCAACGCCTTAGCTAGTGCGCTTGTGCTGTCAGTGTAGCGCTCTTGCTTAGATAAACGCTCAAGACCAGCTGACTCAATCGGCGCGCCAGTAAAGCTGTCCTTATTTGCATACAAGTCAATCAATGGCTTGGCAAACTGTGGGATTGGGTTCAATGAGAATGTATCTGAAAGGATAGAGTGCATACGGTTTGCAAACACTTTACCTTCAACGTTCTCATCCATAACCTGTTCAATCGTGCGCTCTGCAATCGTACCCAAAGCACCAATCTCAAACGGCTTAGGAATACGGTACTGAACGTCATTAATCTTGAACCACCAGAAGTTATCTCTGTCCCAGTCCTCACGGCGCTGGAAGTCCTCATCATCCTTGAATGTCAAGTAGAGGAGCGTAGATGCCAACATAACAGCACTAGACACAACCATGAAACTCTGCGCCTTAATCTTGTCAGATGCCTCAATAGGCTTGCCAGTTGCTGTGTTGTAGATAAGTCTATACGTTGGAGTAATGCCGTCTCTACCAAGCTTATATAAACCCTGTAAACGTGCGTTGAAGAACGGAACCACCTGGGAAAGAACCTTAACCGCACGGAATGAACCCTGTGATGAGAAGTTCATTAGGTCTCGAGCTGCAAAAGACGCTTCCAAATGAGTCTTACCTTCGTCAATAAGCTTCTGGTAAAGGGTTAAACGGTTAGCATTTTCAAAGCGGTTACCCTGTTCGTTGTACCAATCCAAGGCTTTACCAAACATACCTTTGATTTTCTCAGGCGTATCAAGGATTGTGCCGTAGTTAACGCCCTTGTCTATCAAGCGCTTAATCATCTTGGCTTGGTCGCCTTCGTGGGCAACACCCATCTCAAATACGCCACCACCTACCAAAGCTGACATGAATGTAGGATTACCACGGTCAGACAACTTAAGACCGTTGTAGACGTTAGTCATGATGTTCATACCAATTGGGCTGACAGCCGCCGCCTGTACAGAGTCACGCATTAAGTTGCGAATCTTATAGGCTGGAGACAAAGTAACACCATAACGCAATGCGTTAGTAAACCCTTTGGCTACATCCAAGAACGGTGACTTAGGGCCTAGGTAGCTGATAAGGGAGATGGAGTCCACTAGATCTGGGTCAGTTACAGAATAGGCAACCTCATTGCCCTTCTCCATAATCTTAACAACGTCCTTCTTATCCACAAATCTACGCTCGCCATCTTCGGTAACGTAGTACTGGGTAACACCCTTAACGGTAGTCTGTTTAACCTTCTCGGCTGCACCTAAATCAGCGGCTGCCTTCAATGTACTTTGAGCGGCGGCGTTCTTCATAGACGCAGACAAGATATGTGACCAGTTCATTAGAACGTTTTCCATCAAGTCGTTGGTCTTCTTCTCTCCACCCTTAAGCTTCTTAGAGAAGTATTGACCAGTTAACTTAGAGGACGCATTCACTGAACCAACTTGCCCGTCTTCCATCTCTGAGTAGAACGGGATGTAGTAAATGTCACTAGCAAAGCGGGCGTATGCCTCATCGTCAATGATGCCTTGAGCTTTAGCAATATCAAGAACAGACCTGTTTAGCGCGTTCTCTTCCTTAAGAGCTGTCTCGTAAACCTGCTTACGTGGCACGCCATTAATCTCACCTTTGACCAATTCATCCCTGTAACCAATTAAGTCTTGGAATGAACGCTTATCTGCTGGCATTCGAGCATCACGGTTCAAAGCTTTCCAGATCTGGTACTGGTCTACTTCCTTACCCAATGGCTCAAGGATATCCAATAGACCTTTGGTTCCCTTTTTGATATTCAAGGCGCCGTTATCTAGCTCAACTTGACCGTAATACAACAATCCCTCAAGTGCACCGTCTGTAGACTTAGATAGCACGGACTTCATGTAGGCTTCGTTGGAATACTTCTTGATAGAGCGGAACTCGTCAAACAATCCCTGAATCAAACGCTCCGCCATGTTAGGACGCAACTGTTTAAACTTTTCCTGAATCGTTGCAGGAGTTTGTGTGAACTGAGCAATAATTCTCTTGGCAACATCTGGGTTAACGTTACTTAAGTCAGCCTTCAACCTCTTAGGCGTAGGGATTTCTGCTTTTGGTTGTTTTGTTTCTTTAACAGATTTATTACCAAGCCTAGAAATAGCTGTCTTTAACTGAGGTGACAAGTCAAATGAAGTTGGCTCCTGAATAATTGCTAAAACAGCCTGATGTGGGTAGTCAAACCCAAGCATCCCGTCTTTCTTTAGCTGGCGTAAGATGTACTGCTCTTCTTTAGTAGCCTGTTCATAAGCAGATTCAAAAGCTTCGTCTGGAGAAAATGATTCATCATACGAACCCTGCATTCTTTTGTACATTGAAGTTAGAGTAGTTTCACGACCAAACTGATTTGGTTCATCTCGTTCGCTCCAAGCAGGAATTTCAGCACGGATATCAGCATCAGCTTGACTGAAATCACCAACGTTTCCAGTTGAAGACTTAATGTTGCCTGGGTTAAATACCTGAAGAGATTCAATTCTATTGCCATCCAAATCGTAGTCATAATGGAAAATAGAATCAAACCCTTGTTTCTTAAGGTCGTTGATGACCGCATCAGAAACGTTCTTGTCTGTGTATGAAGATGTATACAAATAACTGTCTTCAGCATTCTGGTCGTACAAACCAAGCTTCTTGGCTGTATTAAGTACATCATCAGCTGAGGCAATGTTTTCCGCTTTGATGTAAACAGGCAGGATGTTTGCACCCTTAATGCCTTCAGACTCACCATCAAATCGTGCGCCTTGCTCGTATTCTTCTTTCAAAGCGTAAGAATTAGCGGCCTTTGGAGAGAACGTAAAGAACTGGTTAGGAGAGAACTTGGTAATGTCAGTTGCCGTTCCGTGATACATAACACGTGGCGCACCGTTTTTATCAACGACTTTAGAATTACCAAACCACTTTGCAAAACTATCAGCTCGATCTGCACGAATGTCATTATCTTGAATATTGAATTCACCAATATTTCCAGTAGCAGACTTAAGTTGGTTAGGCTCAAACGCAACCGCTTCCCAAATTGTTCCGTCTGGGTTCTTAATAACAATACCGTCATAACCTTCTTGCTTGGCTTGTTCAGTAATGTATTTAGAATGTTGTGGGCTATGACGAACCATACCAGTAGGCAAAACTTCTTTCTCGCCACCTTGATATATCTTAGGGTTAATCATGCGAACATATAAAGGAAGAATGTTTCCACCTTTTGGTGGCGTCTTATCAAAGCCACCCCAATAAAGCTTAGTTCTGTCAGGCATTCCTGTTAAATAAACGCCATACCCAAAAGCACCAGCACCAGGCTTGAACTCATTAAAATCCTTGCGTGTGCCATGATATAAAACCATAGGCGTGCCATCAGGATTAACAATCTTACTGTCACCAAACCATGCGTCAAAAGCTTCTTTTCTATCCGCTGCATTAAGAGGTTCTTTTGTCTTCTGCTTGGCGGGCGCTTTAACTTCAACAGGTTCAGTTTGTTTTAACTTGCCTTCCGCTGCTTCAGCAAAGATGTCGTCAGCAATACGGAAACCTCTTCCACGCAACACGTTACCAATACGCTTAAGCATATCCAAAGCTTTAGCAATGATTGATTTAACTACTGGTGGCTGTGTCTGTCTATCAGCAAAAGCATCAGCAATTGCTTCTTCAATGCGTTCTTCTTGGCTTAAATTAGGATAACGCTGTTTAACGTTGTATTTCTGCAACCACTGTTTAGTTGCCATGTCAGACAACATCTTCCAGTCAGCATCAGAGAAGAATCCTAACTCCCTCATTGCGTGAATTGATTCGTGATTCAACGTGCGTAATATGTTGTCGCCTGACAATGACACCTGGATAAGCTTGTCAAAGTAGTTACCGTTAACCTCAGTCATTCGTCCGTTGATTAACTGATAGATAGAATCTTCTAGGTTTAGACCTACACCCTTTAGCCCCATCTTATCTAATGATGCACGCATATTCTTAGCCAGCGTCTCGCCTTCAGCTATGAACTTGTCTGTGTAATAACCTTGCGGTTGACGCATCTCAGCTTTAGGCTCAGGAAGAACGCCTTGCTCTACAGCTTGCTTGTATTCCATCTCAAGCGGTGCTGTTTCAGCGGAAATTTCCTGTGCTACAGGGGCGCCTTCAGGAACGAACTGCTCTTGCGGAACAGCTTGTGCTTGCGCCAGTATGTCCGCCTCTAATTCAGCGCCTTCTAGGGGTGCTAAATCAGCTTCTGTAGGGGTTGGTTGGGGCTTAATCAAGGCACGTCTTTGACGGAACGCTTCCTCTAGCTGGTCAACTTGGGCATAAGCATCCTGCATCTTTGGAGTAACAACCACTTCTCCGCGGAACGCATCCTGAATCATTTCAGTTAGCTTGCGTACACCACCAACATCACCAGCCGCATCAATGTCAGCCTGTGTCATGAAACCAGAATCTCTAGCACGAGTAGCTAACTCATCTAACTGCTGGCCATCAGGACGGAAAAGCTTACGCTTGTCGTTATTGGTGCTGATAACCTTGTTTTTGTTCTTCTTAGACTCGCCAAGAACGTCCATCATTTGGTCAGCTTTGACGCCTTGCTTGGTTAACCAGTTAGCAAACTCGTTAGTACCAAAGTCAATCGTCTTCATGGCATTGTCGTACTCCAACTGAATGATGTCTTCTTCAGTTGGGTCAACCATCACCTTATCCATCTTACGGAAAGATTTCTTACCGCTATCATCGTAATATTTAAGCCACTCTGAGCCGTCTTTACGAGTAACTTTTTCGCCCTCAGTAACCTTTACAGATGAGTCACCTTCAGGAACAAAGCCGAATCGAGTAATCTTTTCGCTAGAAACTTCTGGGATATCTGGCATGGCGTTGAACTTACTCAACACCTCATTGACGCCCTCAGTACTTAACTGTGGAGCATACTTGGCTGCAAATGCGGCCTCAGATGATGTGGCAACAGACCCGTCAGGGAATACAAAGTATGGCTTAATTGTCGGTTGGTATGGTAACAAACCAGCAATTTCTTCTTTTTCTTTAGGAACAATAACGTTCCCTTGCTCATCAAGCTCTGCCGTAGAAAACGCAGAACCAGCAGCCTTTTTAGCATCTATTTCAGCCCGCTTAAGCTCTGCTTCTTTAGCCAACTCATCTAGCTTTTGATATGCTTTTGATTGCTTTCTAGCCTGTAAGTCACGGAACGCCTCAACACGAAGACGGTCAGCCTCATCCGCATAAACCTCATTAACACCTTCTGGGCCTAGCAATGCGGCTTCTTCCTCAGCCAATGCGTCCAACTCAACTTGTCTAGCGCGCTCTTCTTCAGCAAGAACTTTACGTGCCTTACCTTGCTCAACGCCACGCTCAACAAATGTACCAGGCGCACCTAATGTGCCACCCAATACAGCTCCACCAATGAAGCTTTCAAAGTATTCGTCTCTGGCTTTTTCGTCCGTAATGCTTAAGCCAGCCTGTAAGCGCTCAAACAATTGTTGCGCTGCTTCTGTAGTACCTTCAAGACCTGCTGTTCTACCAGTTCTTAGGGTGTAATCACCAACTGTCTTTAATACGTTCTGTTCAACAATCTTTTTAGCTACTTCAGGTGTAATTTCTTTACCAGCTGCACCAAAAATACGCCCAATGCCAGGCATTAATCTTAAGGATAATGTATCCAATGCAGCCTGTGGAACAGCCGCCGCACCAGCTGCCATTAAATCGGTATCTTTGAGCTTTAAGTTAGGGTCTTCTTGTAACTGTCTACTGATGTTTGAGCCAGTGAACTGAGCGGCTGATGCCAAACCTGCTGCACCTAATCCAAGAGCTGTTGCTGTTGGCCCAGTAACTGGAAGTGTTGCAACGCCAACGCCAGCCACAACAGGAGCTGCCATGTACGGCAAAGAACCGCCAAGGGTTTCTTTAAACTTCTGAATAGGAGCTTCAGTCCAACCCTCTTGAGTCGGTTCAAAGATTGCTTCAGCTTCTTCAATACGCTCTTTACGGTATTCTTCAGCTACGTCAGGATCCATTAACCCTGTACGCCCAGCAAGAGCAGCGATATCGCCTTTGAGACGTTGATAGCCCGCTTTAGTAGCGCCAGTAAAGCCAGTATCTTTCTTCTCTTGGTCTAGCCTACCTGTAAATTCCTTTACATTTACTGGGTCTAAGTCCCCAGTGAATTCTTTTACGGCCATAACTATTCCTTAAGAAACTACGTATTGTTTACCGTCTGGCGCTTTGTATACTGGTTTTCCTTTTGATGTTCCAACTTGTACAGAACCAGGCGGGATTCCTGCTGGTAATTGTGCCTGAACTCCTAAGCCTTGTGAAGATAAATACTTATCCAAAGAGCCATATTTTTGAGCAAACATTGGGTTTTCAAAGTAAGCTTTTGTCGCAATGTTCTTAGCTGAGTTTTCAGTGTCTTTATTACCAGCCAATAAGCCTAATAAAGCACGGTCATCTAAGCCAGCCTTACGTCCTAAAGAAATAATCTGGGATGTAGAGTCAGGTTTAGTCGCAGCCAACTCTTGGATTTTTAACAACTTACCCTTGTAATCCATATCAGCACGTTCTTTTTGGATTTCCATGAGGTCTTTAGTACGTTGACGCTCTTCTTTACGCAAGCCAGCAACGTCTTCACCGTAACCTTTAACGGCAGACGCAGCGCCCTTGCCGATATTAGAAAACGCATGAGGTGATTCCCCACCCAAAATGCCCAAGCCAGCCTCTAATAAACGCATGTTTTTTGCATCTTCACGGGCTGCTTTAGCGGCTTCTCTCTCTGATTCTATTAGCTTTTCTTGTCTTGAAAACAAGTCTTCTAATGGAGTCATTGCAGGTTTAGCATCGCTCTTTTTGTCAGCCTGGGTGGTAACGTTACCGGCAGGAGCCTTTTTGTCCGCCATCTTAATATCGCGTTCTTGCTGATATAACTCAGTAGCTTTATCAAAATCAGCATTTGCTTTAAGTTGATCCGCAATAGACTGTCTTTGAGATGCAGTTGCTGTAACAGGAACTTCTTCTCTAGGGTTTTGTGCCTGAGCCGTACGATTAGATGCTGCACGGAATCGAGCGGCTTGAGATTCAGGAGATTCATTGAAGAAACTAGCCACGCCTTCACGGAACTTAGAACCAGTAATCGGGTTGTATTCTTTAATAAAGTCAGCAAAACCAGCAGGAGCATTAAGTATTGCTTGTGAACGCTGTAAATATGGGTTGTTCTTAATGTATTCAGCGCGCTCTTCCTCAGTCATTTCCTCTACTAAATCACCTTTAGCAAAGGCAACAATACCGCCGCCAGCCATAGACTGCTCTTGGAACATTGCTGGGTTTACAGGCAATTGACCAATACCAACATCTGTTTGTTCTACTGGAGCTGGTTGTTCTGCAATGGCATTGCGTTGCATCAACTGTTCCATCACCGTTGGCTGTTGTCCTTGTGACTTTAGCGCCTGATTACGTGCCGATGCCTCAGCCATTTCAGCTTTACGAGAAAGAATCGGAGCAATCATATCCTCACGGATTTGCTTCTTCTGAGCCATCTGCATAATCATTGCTTGTGGCAATGCTGCTAGGTCATCTATTGAATCTGTTTGCGTTCTAAGTGCGCTAAGAATACTCATATTAATCCTTACTTCATCATGTTATACAAGGACAAACCAGTCAACCCTGTGCCAGCAAGTTGACTTGCAAAGCTTGGGTTTGGTGTAGTAACTGTCTCAGACTTAGCCACATCGCTAACAGGAACTCCACGAAGAATGTTTGATAGATTACCAATCTGTTCAGCACTAAATCCAGCTTTACGCAATACGTCTTGGTATCTAGCATCAATTTCTTGCTGAGCAACTGCACGCTCCAAGTCGCCGTAAGCACCAAGAGTTTTAAGGCGGTCAATGTCAGCGGCTTGACGAGCAACGCCAGCTGATGTCTGATTTGCGCCTAGTGAACCTAAACCAGCAGCCACGGACGCGCGCTGTTTGCTTGCCTCTAGCTCAGCTAGTTGATTAGCTTTCTGTGCTTCCAATGACTGTGCAGACTCTAACTGTTGACGCTGTTGGTCAGCCAACAAGTTCTGTTTTGCAGCCTCTTGTTGCGCCGCTTGATTAGCTAATGAAGCCCGCAATCCTTCCTTTGTTCCTAAGTCTTGAACGCCTAACTGAGCAGCTAAGTTTTGCTCACCAACTTTTAAACCAGCCGTTTGGTTTGCTAAAGCTGCCTGTAGGTTTGCTGCACGCTGACCTTCAAAACCTTTCATGGCTTGCTCATAAGCGGATTGAGAACCAGTAGCCTGTGTCTTAGCCAATAAATCCATCAAGTTACGAGTATTCTCTGCGCCAGCCAAAGCAGAAGCAGAGCCACCGTATGTACCAGATCTAGCCGAACCCAATGTCTGTGCTAGGTTTGCTCTTTGTGCGTCACGGATAGCTTGTTGCTTTTGAACCTCAACCACTTGATCCATGTAAGGAGACATGAATTGGTTCAAAGCTTGCTGATTAAACTGGTTTGCTGCAACATCGGCAGGGCCAGTCATTTGATAAGTGGTTAGCGGGCCAATACCAACATCCTTGGCAGCAGTCATATTTAGGTCTTGAAGACCCATTGCTTGAACTTGCTGAGGAGTCAAATTAGATAGCTGATTGTATAGATTAGATGCACTGGTCATTGATGCTTGACCTTGACCAAACTCACTAGGAGTTCCTAGCGCTTTAATCTGGTTGCCTAATTGAACCTGTGTTGGAGATAAATCTGCAACTCGACCAGCACCACCAAGTCCGGCTGCATTAATAGCATTGCCGTACATCGTGTCATAGTCTTTACTAAATATCTCTTGCGCCTTTGGCATTAAGCCAGTAGTGGCTGGTTTATACCCAGGAGTACCTGGAGTGCCTACTTCTGGCGTACCCGTATAGTACGGCTCTAGTATCGTTGGGATTGATCCAGTTGAGACTGATGCGCTTGTTTGAGTTGCCATGATTTACCCTTTACGCTGGTAAAAATTTATTAGGATTAATTTGACGTCCTTGTTTCTTCGTGCCTGTTCTGGCGCTACGAACCTTGTCCATCATTGAATATAACTGTTTTGCACCTGCTTTAGATGACCCATTACCTAAGTGAGACACAACATCAGCTGGGATAACAAACTCTCCATCTGCTAATCGAGCAGGTTGATTACCGTTAATTGTTGCTGGGATTGAATCACTCATGCCATCACCTCCACCAGATAAATATCTTGGCTGTCCACCTGCTGCATAAGTCTCAGTTTCACCACCGTACTGCTCTGGTTTATTAACCAATGCTCTGATACCAAAACCAGGAACATCACCGCCAGCAGCATACATGTAAGGATTAGCTTGCATTGCAGCAATTGCGCTCTCTCTTCCTTTATTGATGCGGGCGTCAAACTCTGCTTGTTCAGCAGCAATTCTTGCGTTTTCAATGTCTTGTTCTTCTTTAAGCTTATCCATCTCATCAAGCGCTACAGTACCCGTGTAACCCATGTACATAGGTAGAGCTGTGTTTTGCATGGTTGCACCAGATGCTTTAAATGCGTCCATTGCAGCTTTTCTTATAGCAGGGTCTGAGCTTGTTAAGTTAGATATTCCACTGCCCATGTTGGACAATTTATCTGGAATAGCCATGGTTTTATCAGCTAAATTTGAGCCAATATTTGAATAAGTAGATGGGTTAGTAGCAGTATCAATGGCGTTAGAAACACCTGTACCAATTTTATCTATAAAACTAGCTGGTGGGGCATAAGAACCAGCCGATGCTGGTGCAATACTACCTAAACCACTAGTTGCTTCCCCCGCTGCGCTACCAATATTAAGCCCTGTTTCACCAATTGCACTTGGGTCAATTCCAAAGTTAGCCGCGCCACTACCTAAACCATAAGTTTGAGGGGCAGAGGATAATAAATTAGTTGAAGCCGCAGCTGGATCTGGTACAGGTGGTGCGCCACCCCCAGCTTCACTCAAACCTTCTGCCAAGTTTTGTGCGCCATAAGCCATAGCACCAGCCATAAGACCACGTTTGAAGTTAAACCCGTCTTCACCAGATAAGCCAGCATACGCAGCAGCACCAAGAGGCCCACCAAAATATGCGGCGGCGGCTTGACCAACTGGGCCAGTGGCTTTAGCTACATCCTGAACCACATCCTGAATAGCGCCAGTTATAGGCTGCAAAACTACGTCATCAAACTTACTTAATATTTTTCCCGCTGATAGCTTGCCAACACCAATAATACCTTTTCCACCAATGCTAACAGGGCCAACCTTAAGTTTTAAAAACTCAGGCAACCCAGTTGCTGGGTTAATCGTACCTGAACCACCCAAACGCTTAAGTAAAGCCGCCTCTTGCGGGTTAATGTGCGCTAACATAGTGTCGCCACCACGCCCCATTTGCTGCATCTCTTGGGCGATTGATTTTAATCCGTGGGCTTGGCCGCCCTGTGCGTAATAGTTCATACGAACCTCATTGGGTTATTTATGTTGAATGTTATCATGTTGTAAGCGCCGATACAAACGTTATTGAGCCAATAGCTGATGGAGTTGCTGGATATGCCATTGGCGTTGTTTGTGCAGCTTGTTGGTGAATGTAAACGCCTGTAGTTCCACCAGATGTCGCTGCTAAAGTTGTCCCCCACCATAAACCTACAGTGTCTCCAGCGTTTAACGCAAAGACAACTTCTGAGTAACCACATACGTATGTAGGGACACCAGCGCTTTTACGAGCTGGTAAAGTAAAAATAGTGGTTGAATTCGGTACGTCTGCTGCTGATGTTGAGCCATTAATTCTTAACCAAACAATTGCATCATGTATTGCGTTGTCGTTGTTGGCAAACTGTAAGCTATAAGTAATCTTGTAAACGCCAGAATATAACGCAGTAGCTGTATTACCAACATTTAACGTAAACCCACTTCCAAAACTAGTGGTATTCCATTTTACGATTGTTGCTGTATTGTTACCAGTTGCGTATTGTGTGGTGCTATCTGATGCTTCAATAAACGGGAAACTTAAAAAACTACCGCCGTCTGTGTTCGCTAATTGAGTTAAAGCCTCACTTAAACGATTGAAATACAAACGCAAAGCATACTGAAACTGATCCTGTTGATTCTTATCATAATCAATTGATGGTAATGGTAACGATGGAGCGGTTACGTTATAGAAACCCATTATCGTTTTCCATCCTTCTGACCATCAAGTCTTGGGTTACCTAGTTGCCACTGAACATCTAAGTCAACTGATGATGCCTTGAATGCCATCTGACGCGCTCTTGCACGAATGAATACTTGGTTTGTGTACTGCTCAACAGGTATAGATGTCGTCTCAACAACAGGCTCTTCTGCCTCTGTTTCATAGTTTGCACCAGGGAAGTTGCGCGGCTTCATGGTTACATAAGCTGTTGGCGTTGCTGCTGTTGACCCTTGGAAAGAAATGTCGGGAATAATTCTTTTAATCAACATAAACTCTGTACCGTCTTCTAAGTCAAAGTCTGATGACTGGATGTAAGACGACATTGGTAATGTATCGTTATTTGTACCACGCTCTTGGTCGTAAATAATGCCTGTTTCCCAAGTGGTTGGGTCTGTATAAACGGCTTGAGGATATTGGCGTAACGGGCTATCTATCCATGCAGAACGCTCAATGTCTCCGTAGTACCATATCTTTTCCAAGTGGTTGTAGATAACGTATCTATTATTGTATTGAGAGTTTGCGCTAGGATAGAACCACCAAATCTCGTTCCATCCCTCGTTAGTTGAGCAGATAACCTGATCTATTTGACCGTAGTTGATGTCTTCAAAAACATAGTTTCTTAGCGTGCATGGTAATGTTTGAACGCTACCAGTGTAGTAGTAGAACTTATCTTTACCCATCCAGTATGTCGTGTTATTGACAACAGAGACAGCTCTAGGGCTAATGATTGATATATTGTCTGACATCTCTGTCAAGCTAAATACGGCTGTTGTTCCAGTAAACTGCATTGAATTCAACGTCGCATCAGTGAAAATCAATATCTCTTGGCGTGTTGGAATACCTCTAATAATTTTAGAACCTCGAGAAACTCTCAAGAAACCAGCAGATGATGTTGGCCCAGGCGTCCAATTTTCAGGTGCGTTCTGGCTTGCCCATCTAATTAATAGAGGGTCAAAATCACCGCCTCCGTAAGGTGTAGAACCAAATGCAAGTAAATGCTTATCGTTCTGAGATACTAAAGCTTGAGTGACTTCTGTTGGAACGTCAGTGGCGCCACCAACAGCTGACAATAATATGGCATTAGTATCCAAAGCAGTTGACGGGTTTGAGGATGCTCCGCGTTCCCAAATGTAAAGTGGGCCATTACGGATGTTCATAATCAAGTCATTATCAAACTGGTCAAAGAACCAATCCTGCTGTTGGAATGAAACAGGAGTGGTTGATCCAGAACCCCATGCTCCACGCCCCCATGTTGATGTTCCCCAGCCATAACCAAACGTTGTGACTGGGTAGCCAACAGGAATCTGAAACTTGGCAATAATTGCAGTGCCACCTTGATTGGAGGTGGTTGATGTAGCAGCTGTTGTGGTTTGAATCGTAAAGTTATTTACATCAACAATTGAAACAATCTTAAATGACGAATTAAATTCACTTTGCGGTATGCCAGCTATTGGGCCTACAACACCAGAAAACGTTACCCAATCCCCCACTGCTGCTCCATTGCCAGCAATATTTACGTTAATGGTTGTAGAACCGTTTGTTGTGTCAAAACAGTTATCAGTTGTAGGCGTTGTTAAAGTTGTTCTTAGTGGAGTGATATCGTATAAGTTACCACCAACATCAATGTAAACCTTTTGGTTTGTTCCTAATGCTAGGAAGTTATCGCCAAATGTTGTAGTCCAACCAAACATTTGACGGCATGCACCGACAATGGTATTTACAGTATATCTAAGCCAGCCACCTATCTTTTGAGGATAGCTTGATCTAAACCTAATTTTGTCGCACGCAAACCAACCACCCTCGTTAGCATAGTTTGTTTGGTCTCTATTAACGCCAGGCTTAAATTGTAGTTTCTGTAATGGCATGGTTTACCCTAAGATTCATATAGGGCTTTTTCGCCCCTGCGACGTTTATCTAGCCCTTTTAGCACTTTACCACCAGCTTTGTTCCACTTCAAGAACTCTTCTGCCGCAGCCTCAAATTCTTTGCGGTTGTGCTTCATACGCAGGGTGCTGTTTTGTAGGTTGCCAAGACCTACGTTGAACGAAAAACTAACCAAAGCATCAAACTGACCCTGAGTCATTTCGCCTGGGCATAGGCGATGAACGCCCGCCTCAAAGCGTGTTAGGTCTTTCTTAAGGATGTCGTTTACTTCATCCATGCTTAGAACCCTATCCCAACCTGTAGGAATAGGTAGTGCCTTTCTATCATCCAGTTTAACTTTAGCGTGATTGGGGTCAATAACGTGGCCCACGCCAACCGTCCAAAGCAAGGCAGGGCATTGATAAGGGCGAGTTTTAACACCCTCATCATGCTTAATCATCTCAATAAGCTTGTCGCTTACGTTCACTTTTTAGACCATCCACGTGACCCGAACCAGTAACCGATGATGCCCCCCAGCATAGCCATCTCATCATCACTGAAAATCTCATCAGAAATCTTTAGCAAGTCGTCAATGTTTCCAATAACACCAGGGTGCGTAAATACATATACGCCGATACCTACGTTAATCACAAACAACTCAGCCACAAATAAGTACGTTACCATCGGACGAACTGTAGCTACGAATGTAGACGCCCATGGAGCTGCCTTAGCCAACACCTTAGCGTCATGCTCATAAGCAGCCTTGGTCATTTCCGCATCAGTCTGCATCATTACTTGGTCAGTACGAATCTCTTCTACCTTAGCTTGTGCAGCATAGCCACGCTCTAGCATCTGTAGCTCACGCTCGGTTTGCATCTTGGCAAGGTCAAGCTCATGCGCCTTGTCAGACTTATCTTGGAAGAATCCTAATACGCTTGGCAATCCTGAGATTAACAAGCCACCTAGTGTTGAAATTAACGATAACATTTTATTGGCCCAATCTATTTGTAGTTGCGCGTTTAAGGGTATTCATCTCTGAACGTAACGTAGAGCTTGTCACATCCAACTCAACTTTCTGTGCAGCTAGACCAGAGCGTAGTTCTTTCTGTGTGCTTTCTGCAACAATCTTAGCTTCACGAGCGGCCATCAACGCCTCAGCTAGACGCTCCTGCATCTTGGCAATTACTTCACGCTGATCAGCAACCTTCTCTTCTAAGGCTTTTACCTTACGCTCTGCGCTTGATGCGGATGAAGCTGTGTCGCTGTAGCCTTCATACATCTCTTTGACTTCGTTAAACTTGGTAATGCCTGTATATCCAGCGCCTAAAATAGCAGGTACGCCAGCAATAATAAAGCCAGCCACCATGGTGTTTTGCTTGGCCCAAGTCACCCACTTGTCTACGAATCCCTGTACTTTGTCTAATTTATCTAAATCACTCATTGCTCAAATCCTAAATCTTGGTTATATGCTGGCTGGTTAAAGCCCGTTTGGTGTAACAGGTCCATCATTATGGAGTCCTGCATCAGTATGTTGTTCGGTACCCCACCCACTATGCTCACTTCCGGGAACACATTCGGTTGCTGAAGTCCCGGTTTCACAAATAGCTCCAACGACAACGCAAGGCCAACCGCGCTTCTTACCTTCCCTTTTGGCGGAGGGGATAGGGATGCCTGTGTAGTCAATGTTGTCTGCGAATCCGTCTTTGTCCCCGAGGCACTCGTTGGGGCAGACTCTGTCGTTGCAGATGAGTCCGCTGTCGGGGCATCTTTTGTTTCCGTCGACGACATTGTCGGGGTTGTTTCCGAGTTCTGCACAGAATTTGGGGTCGGTGCAGTTACAGGTGAGGATTGGATTGTTGGGGCAGATATGGTCGAAGCTGGATTCAGGGGCGACACAGGATTGGTCGGGTTGTTTACCGACTTCTTGCACGTATCTTGCGTCGTTACCCATGGCCCAAAAACTGGTTGTCCGTACGGGTCTGGGCATGTCGAGGAACGAGTCTGGGTAATGCTCCCCGTATAGCCTGTCTGGCAAGCTAGAGTTTGTTGTTGGCTGCTTATTTGGCATGTTGGCGGGTTTTGGACGCAGCTGTCTTGGATTTTGAACCAGTCGGTTTGGACTGGCTGACCATAGCTACCTGACGGGCAGTTGGTTTCTTTTTTCCAGGTTTGCGTGCCGCTGTAGTTAACGGGGCAGCTTCTTGTTTCTGTTTGCGCTGAGTAGGTGCAGGTGACTGAGTTTGGGGTGCAAGTGTTTTGGATGGTTGTCCAAGGTTGCCACGTGTTGTCTGGGCAGGTTTTGGTTCTGCTTTGCGTGACTTGACCACTATAGTTGGTTGGACAGCTTTGGGTTTGCGTTTGGGTTTCAACTTGGCATGTGCTTGGGCAACTGGTTGAGATCCCTGGGTAGTATTGACACGCAAGGGCTTGGCATTGAGCAAGAGTTGTTGTTCCATCGACAAAGAGCGACCCATAAATAGGCGCTCCATTAGCCCACGAACCTGCATAGCAAGCAGCTTGAACATCATTGACCCTCAGTAGACTGCACAGTAATAGTAACGATAGGAGGAACCGAACCATACAATTTCTTAAACTTTTCAGGATAGCGTTTAATCCACTCGTTACGTGCAGCATCACCAACGAGACCATCTATCGGACAAGGCGTGCCTGACATCATCATGGCATCCCAGTTTTCTTCACGAGCTGAACAAGCAATAGCAACCGCAGCTACTTTAAGACCGTTATTAGATAAGAAAGCAGCCCACTTACGGCGTGAACAGTCTTCATCCATCATATAGGATCCACCAGAAAATCCAATGACCGTAGAGCTAATAGCCCCAGAGACAGCAACCAAACAGTTGTCTTGACTGAATGAACTGATAGATGGCGCCATAGCACCTGCTGGTGGCTGGCCTTTGTAGTTTATAGTTGTGTCTTGAGCCATAGCTTTAGCAGCTAAACCACCTAGCATCAACCCAACTAAGAAGTAAGCAACGGTACGCATCACTGGCCCCAAATCTTTGTGCCAATTGGCTGAGAGGTGGCGTTGATTGAAACAGACTGCTTTGGCGCTGAAAGGTCTTGCCCGCAATCATTGCATTTCTGCGCGGCTAACTCTGATTCATCTACATCACGACTGCAACTAGGGCAGTAGATCTCAATAGTGTGGCGCGGTTCAACAACCTGACCATCTAGTTTTACTGCTTCGTTTTGGATAATCATGTTACATACTCCTGTAATTTTTTGGGTAGTTTTAGTCAAGATTTTTTAATTAGGTATATAAGCCACCCACATGGGTCAATTTCCCACCATTTTTCTTGAGTAGTCCAATTGCTTGGGTTAGCATGATGATTATTATGCCAACCATCACCCAAAGTTACAAAGCTTGAAATCCATGAATTTCTTGATTCATCATTAATTTTGTGTGTTTTGTACCCGTGAATGTGTGCAATTACGCTTATTACACTTGTTGCATGAAGCGATAAACAAGCGGGAATTAAATAAACAAACAGCACCAACCACGGATTAATAACTGCCAAGCCAACGCAAGTTATGGCAATTATTTTAAAGTAATGTTTATGTATAAATGCATGAAACGGGTCGTGTATTAATTTAATGGCATATCTTGGCGGGATGTGAACTACATTCCAAAACCCCACCCATGACTTAAATGCTTGCCAATAACTAAACTTAAGTTGCTCATTTGCACCTCTACCAACATACGGGCTATGCGGGTCATTGGGTTTTTCGGCAGTTACGTGATGCAATCTATGCAATGCTACCCAAGTTATTGTTGAACCAACGGTTGCATATATACTTAAAATAGATAAAACAATTTCCCATAAACGAGAGGTTTTATAAGAACCATGGGATAGTAGCCTGTGCATTCCACAAGCTATTCCAATAGGGGACAGCAAAACATAAAACAAAAGGCTTAACCATAATAAATTAAGTTGACCGTTTAATGTAGCTAACCATATACCTATAATAGCAAGTACGTGATTTATTAACTGCAATAATCGAATCTTAAAGTTAAACGTCATAATCTAATATTTTTACGTCAGGAAACTCTGCGTGTATCATTACTTTTGCAATTTGTTTTGCTTGGTCGTTTATTCGATTAAATTCTTTTTGCGTTAAACCATTCCACAATGTTTTAGCATCTTTAATGGTTAATGCTTGTTCATTTAAACCTGTTTCATGGTTAAAAATTTTATAATAATGATTAGTATTTAAGTCATCAACATAAGTATCCAAGTCAATAACAACCCAAGTTTCGGAAGCATCATCGGTTACAATTACAAGATTGCAAACAGTTGTATTTTTTGCTTGTTTAAGAAGTTCAATATCTAGTTCTTGCTTACCAATTTTTGCAGAGTCTAAATCATCAAATTCTTTTTGGTCCACGGAATATTTGCCTGTAAAAACAAGCGTTTCCAATTGGTTAAGAATTAAAGCATCTTCATCTATCTCGTTTTGGTCAGAGCTATAATTGCAAATATCTTCAAACACTTTTTTATTTTGATAAGCCCATACCGCCCAGTCCCTACGACCAATTGCTTTCCAATGTAATATTACTTCGTCAAAAGATATTGATGTAATCCCATTTTTTTGAAAATAATCAATTAATTCTGCAACAGCGGGAAAACAAGTATTTGCTTTTTTAATGTTATCTAAAGTTGCAATTAGTGTCATGATACTGCCCCATATACTCTAGTTGTGTTACCTGATACCCAAGTAACTGTTTTGCCATTTAGTGCAACCGCTTTACCACCGGCTGTTCCTGATTTGGATAGCACATTATTATTGATGGCGAGAGAGCCACCACTTGCACCCCAACCACCACCGCCACCGGCAGCACTTGTTTTATTTCCTGATGTTGATGAGGAACTTCCATTATTACCAACAGCATTAGCAGAGCCACCGTTTCCACTTGTGGATGTGCCATTAGCTCCGTTATAACAACCACCACCACCGCCAGCACTTCCGCCAAAGCCAACCAATTGAGCATTAGCTGTTGATGTGGTTCTTCCTGAGCCACCGGTACCAGGAAAAATACGCCCACCACTACCGCCTGATGCAGCACCTGCTCCATTTACACCTGATGCACCAATAGCACCGCCTGCCCTTAAAAATCCATTACCGCCTGCATTACCGCCACCGGCACCACCTCCACCACTATTTTGATTAATCCATATACCGGCACCAGCACCACCGCCACCACCAATGTATGCTGAAGCATTGGTATTATTAATTGTTGCATTAATTGGAATAGATAATGCGGGACCGCCTGCTGTTTCAGTAGAGCTCGAAGCATTTCCACCTTGACCCATAATATAACCGTTATTTACAATGGTAAGAGTATCACCTGTTGTACCGCCTGTAATTGATAGTCCCGCATTAGTATTTACAGAAGCCCATAAATAAATACCCGAGTTAATAGTAACTGTAATATCAGAAGCTCCGGATATATAGCCCGATAATCCTGATAAGTTTAATGTTGCATCTTGAGTATTAGCTGAAAACGTATAACTTAACGCCACACGGTTAGATTTACCGTAAAAGTTACTCAAAGAAATAGTTGTTCCAGAACCAGGAACGTTAGCAAGAGTTCTATAAGACGCCTGATTAATATCAGCTTGTGTTGTACCTGCTACGCCTAATTCAACGTTAATAGCATTAAAAGATATGGCACCTGAGACTGGTAAAGTCATTTAATACTCCTTAAACAGAACCGTAAGCAGTTACGTCGCCGATTACAGTTAAATCACCAGCTGATGTTAACTTAGCAACGTTTGTGCCGTTGTAACTAAAAAACAAGGTCGTTCCAGAAGGGGTTATGCCCCAGCCACCTGAGTTAGTGATTCTAGTAGCGTTAGTAGCATTAGTAGCGTTAGTAGCGTTTGTAACCGCTGTTGATCCAATTGCTGAAACTATCTCTGATGCTGATGCAGCGCTAAAGTTGCCTGTACCATTGCCATATACAACGCCTGTTAACGTTGCTACGCCAGTGCCGCCTCGAGCAACCGTAAGCGTTCCTGTTGTTCCACCTACAATTGGTAAAGATGTACAGCTTGTTAGAGTTCCAGAGCTAGGAGTTCCTAAAGCTGGTGTTACTAAAGTTGGTGATGTTGCAAATACCAAAGCACCAGAACCCGTCTCACCTGTCACTGCCGCCGCTAAATTGGCACTTGTTGGTGTTTCTAAGAATGTTGCCACACCAGTTCCAAGACCTGAAACACCTGTTGTTACTGGTAGACCAGTACAGTTAGTCAATGTTCCTGAAGTTGGAGTTCCTAAAACTGGCGTTACCAATGTTGGAGATGTACTTAATACGTTATTGCCTGTTCCTGTTGAAGTTGTTACGCCCGTACCGCCAGATGTTACTGGAAGCGCAGCGCCAAGCGTCAATGATGTGGCATGAGTTGTTACGTCAACAACGTTAGTTCCGTTATTAAATACAATCATTGACTTGCCAGCAGGAACAGCAACGCCAGTTCCAGTAGCATTTTTAATGGTGATTGTGTCAGCACAACCGTTATTTACAATGTATTGCTTTTCAATGGCTGGCACAATAAGGTTCTGCGCACCACCTGATGTACCTGTAAGGTTTAATCTTAAGTTACGGGCTGTTTGAGACCCATTATTATCAGACAGCGTAAGAGTGACTGTGCCACTAGCAAAAGTAACGTTTGCGCTACCAGTGATGGCCTCTTCAATTGCAGTGCCAAGGTTAGTGTTAGTTGTATCGCCCCAGGTGTTTGTTTGCTCACCTGTTGTGATTAACTCTATCTTTAGTGCTGAGTATGTACTTGCCATAATTTATCCTTACGCTGCTATCTCTATCCAGTTTGGCGTCTGAGTATCAGTTACCGCTGTCCATACTGGGGTTTGCCCATCATTAATATCCTGCCAATTTGGATTCTGATTATCTGGAATCTGACCCCAAACTAAAACTTGTCCAATGATACCCGTTCCTACAACGCCTATCGGATATACATTTCCTTTTGAAACTACTGTAACAGATCCTACCGCACCTGTAGCCTGAAGTCCAGTCACATTTACGGTAGCTTTACCTGATACCTGCTCTTCACCAAGTACCGTTGTTCCGACCACTCCTGTGACGCTGATGTAGTTATTGGTGATTAAACTAATCTGGCCCAATACCACCGTTCCAGCAACTCCAGTAACATTGACTGTGGCACCAGCTGAAACCTGCTCTTCGCCTAAAACAACCGTGCCTACTACACCGGTAACGTTAACAACAGCCTTAGATTCAATCTGAACCGTACCTACTTCGCCAGTAGCTTGAACTCCTGTAAGACTTACATTAGCCTCAGCTTGTACTGCCTCTTCGCCAAGTACTGTATTGCCTTGAACACCAGTGACGGAGATATTATTGTTTGTTTGGGTTGTGACAGTCCCAGCAGTTCCTGTAGCTTCAACCCCTGTAGGATAAATATTTGCTTTTGCGTCAACATCCATGTCACCAACAAAACCTGTGGCTTCAACCCCATTAACGCTGACAAGGGCTTTTGCATTAACAACAACAGTACCAGTTTGTCCTGTTCCAAATACCCCTGTGACAGCGGTGTTTGCCTTTGCAACTACTGTGACATCCCCTACAGCACCAGTAGCTTGAACGCCCGTTACATCAACGGAGACGTTGACTTGACTTTGCCCAACCGAAGCAAACGGGGCGCCGGCTAAGGAAAAATCTGCAAACATTATTTAGCCTTTAATTCAGCTACTTGAGCTTCTAACTCTTTAATTGCCTCAATCAGCAAGGGTACTAAGCGTTCATATCGTACTGTTAAATACTTATCGTCAATAGGCGCTGGAGCTACAGTTTGAGGCATTACTTTTTGTACGGATTGGGCTGTTACACCAACCTCAATAACCGACGCGTCATACCCCAAATCCACTGCTGTTTCATTAGCATGATAGACCATGGTTTCAATGCTCTTGACCTTTTCTAAGGCGTTTTCAATTGAACCAATTTTGGTCTTTAGACGCTCATCTGAGTAGTAAGCAGTGATATTATTTGTTGCGCGGATTTCACCAGCTGTACCTGAACCAGCAGTTCCTACTCCTAAACTATTAACTTGGTAGTTATTTGCTGTATTTAAAGCGTTAGCCGTAGTAGCCGTAGTAGCCGTAGTAGCCGTAGCCGCATTACCCGTGCAAGATCCTGAAGAACCTGTAGTGTTTTGGTTTAACGTTGGAACATCAGCAGCTTGAATGGCAGACATCACGACATCGGTGCCATTACCACGCAAATACTGCCCGCTTGTGACAGCACCAGCCAAAGCATCCATCGCATTTTGGCGTGTTGTTTGTCCTGTACCACCGTTGGCAATAGCAACAGTACCTGTGACGTTTGTAGCATTACCACTCAAGGTAGCTGTAATGGTGCCAGCAGCGAAGTTGCCTGAACCATCACGAACTACTACTTTAGAGGCAGTATTAGCAGTATCAGCGTCTACGGCCCATGTTGTGGCGGCAGAACCGTTAAAGTTAGAACCTGTTAGATAAGTACCACGAGTTAGCGTGTTAGTTGTGTTAGCTGTAACTGTGATATCCGCAGATCCATTAAAGCTTGTACCGTTAATATTGCGCGCTGTTTGTAGTGTTGTTGCAGTTGTGGCATTACCAGACAAAGCGGCTGTAACCGTTCCTGCTGAGAAATTACCAGAAGCATCACGAGCAACAATTGCACTTGCTGTATTTGCTGAAGTAGCTGTTGTAGCTGAGTTAGGGATAGTGGTAGAAGCAGTCATTGCGCTTGTACCATTACCATAAACATAACCAGTTAAAGTGGTTGCACCTGTACCACCTTGACTTACTGAGTTAGTACCTGAAGTGTGAGTGCCAAATACCACCTTGCCGTAACTAGGAGCTACGCCAGCACCGCCAGATAACAATACGTTACCAGTAGCAGCATCAGCCAAAGTAGCTAAAGTTGTGGTTCCTGAAGCGTAAATTAAGTCACCAGTGGTGTAAGAACCGATGTTTGTACCACCACGTTCAACAGCTAAAGTTCCCGCAGTAACTTGGTTAGCGTTGATTGCTATGTTTGTGTTTGTTGCGGCAGTAACCTGGCCTTGAGCGTTTGTAGTAAACACAGGAACTGCAGTAGCGGAACCGTATGTACCAGCCGTGCCTGTATTAGTAATACTAAATTGTGTACCAGATAAAGTTAACCCAGTACCAGCAGAGTAAATCTGGGCAGAGCTAATCTGCGCAAACGTGATGTTTGTTGTACCAAATGTAATAGTGCCTACCGTATTACATGTATAAGTCTCACCAGCACCTGTTGCACCTTGTTGTACGAATACGGTAGAGCCCTGGCTCAAACCATCTGGGCTTGCGTTTTCAAACGTATCCGCATCGGTCGCACGAGTTAACACCCAGTTTGTAGAACCAGAGCCTACGTTAGTAACTGTGTAGATACCGTTTTGAGTAGCATCCGCTTGTGTGTAGATTAATACTCGGTCGTTAACACTGACCGTAACACCATCAATAACCAAAGCAACTTGAGTGCCAGCGTTAGTAAGTGTTGCGCCTACACCGGCAGTACCGTTGTTGTATGTAGCGGTTAGAGCTGTAGGAGACTCGACACGAACGGGAGAATGGTAATGAATACCCGCTGCAGTCATCGTATCTACATACTGTTTGTTAGCAATGTCTGTGTTACTTGCTGGAGTTGTTGCTACTGTACCGGAAGTTAGCGTAGCTACGTTAATAGTAGCTGTACCTGTTACCCCTAAATCAACAAAAGAGTTTTGAACTACTTTGTTTGAAGCATCTTCGTATACGGCTTTTTCAGCAGGATATACGCAGAACACTTCCTTGGTTCCCGCTTGCAAGTCAACAACGCTGCCTGCATTAGAGGACGAAAGAATAGTCGTACGGCTTAGTGTTGTACCAGAAGACGTGTATGTACCAAGGCCCACCTCCCAGTCACCTGTGGCAGGATCTGTGATGGCGTAGTAAGTTGTATTACCATCACCAATAGCGGCAAATGATTGATAACCAGTCGCAGCGCCAGCAAGGGTAAGCGTACCCGTGCCAGTGGTCGTGCTGGTTACTTTAACACGGTCTTTTAGTACAAGAGCCATGTGAGACTCCTAAATTTAAGCGATTCGAATAATTGCGTTTGATGAGTCAGCTGCTGGGAAAATGATTGTAAAGTCACCTGCCGTAGAAGTTTTATCACCACCGAAGGCTAGTACAGCAACAGATTTATCAGCCTGTGTGCTGTTGTAAATCAAAGCGCCGTTTGCTGTAATAGTAGCGTTAGACCATGTTGTATCAGCAAAGTCCAACCAAGCTGTTGTGCTTGTTGATGTAGGAGCTTGAGATACAGTTAGTGTATTGCCACCAGCTGAATAGTTGCCTGTTGAAGGAACTTCGTTAGATGTTGTATACGCAGTTGTAGAAGCATCTAAAGTTGCAGAGCTTGTGTACAAAGCAATCTTAAAAGTATCAGCAGCGGTTGTTGCACGAACAACACCTGTGCCAAAGTTGTGTGTTCCAGTAAGGATTTGCACCTTAAAGGAGGTTGTCATTGCTTGAGAAATCGCCATTTTTGGCTCCTTATTCGTTCAAAAGTTTAATTAATTCAGGGTGGCCGGCTTGGGTAAGACGGTTTGCTAAAGTAGTCCTGTCAGACTGGATTGCTTCTTTCATGTAACGCACCAATACATAACGGATGTGTTCTCTGAAAGCTTGTGCCTGGTCTCGAATCACTGGGTGAGTCTCATTACCAACGGAAATAATTTTATCAAGCGCTCTTTCAGCAATCTCTTCAGGAGAAAAGCCACGTCCGCTTGTGGTTTGAATTACCACGCCACCATCTAAAATTGTGCTTTCTACGCTGCTCATCTAACTTGATCCCTAACTTGACCACTACGGTAAGCATCACGACGGTTTTTGCCGTCAGCCAATTGTTTCAATAAAGTCATTGCTTCGTTGTAACGTTTCTCATAATTGGCAACTACATCTGGCTCAGACTTCATAAATGCAGCCGCTTCCAATAAAGAACCATACAACAATGCTGATTCAAAATTATCACCCAACCAACTTGTACCAGCGGTAACAATTGATTGTGGGTAGTAAAAGTAATGTAATTCTACTGCGTAATTTGCGTCAGGAGTAGGGCCTAGAATGAATGTATTCTGGTCAAACTGTGCGTAATACTCAGGCTCGCCATAAAAGGCTGCATCTGTATCTGGAAACGCTTCACGAATGAAGTTCACATCTTTATTAAGCAAGAACAAATACTCATTGTTGGCATTAATAACAGCCATGCTATACGTTGCCAACCAGTCTGATGGGCATGCAAGGTACTTATTACCAGAGGTGCAATTGCCTGTTACGTTCTTGCGAAGGGCAGGTAACTGTACTGAGTTATAAATACGTTCTTCAGCATTTTCAACAAAGGTAGCTATTTGGTTAGCAGATGTAAATGACCCAGCCGTAGCTGGAAAATCATTCTCCGCATAACCCTTAATTGCTGATGTTAGCTGTGTGTAATTCATGCTGTAAATTGTTACAGTTAAGCCATTGGACCACGGGCTTTTGTACCCTTGGTTGCTGCGCCTGTACCACGAATCTTCACTTCGCCGTTCTTGTTGATAGGCTCAAAGTTACCTTTGCTGTAGCCACCAACAGACATGTTAACCTTGTCAACTCCATTACCAGGCTTAACCACCGCATCTTTAGCGTTCTTCATCTTTTTACCATCCATAGTATGTGGCTCAGCATAAACACTGGCTGAACCTACTTCTTTACCGCCTTTTTTCATGCTGTATGCCATGATTAGCCTCTCTTTTGAGCAGCAACTTTAGCCAAGCCACGACCCATAGTCTTCATATCAATGTTGCGTTTACCGCCACCTGAAGTTTTTGTGCCTTTGCCTTTTAGAGCTGCTACTGTTGGGCCGTCATTGCCCAAGTTTGTGCCGTCTGTTTTGCCTTTTTTTGCAATACCATCAGCTGCGCGTTTGAATCCCATGATTTACTCCTAAGAAGTTGTTACTGTGACTATACCGACTTGTCCCGCTGCAATCAAGTCATTTGGTGTTAAACCTGTGTCAAATCCTCTAGCACCACCTACAGGATTCCAGCCCCACTGAAACACTCTACTACCACCTGATGGATCCCCTGTATCTCCGATACTTGGACCCACATTGTTTGTTAACTGCAAACCATTCAAACCAGACTGATAATAACTTGTATCAGGGCGTGGCTCTCGAACAGCTTGAGGGTCATTCACTGGGTACATACCAAGTGATAACTGTGGCTGGTCAGGTTCCCAACACTCAGGGCAAACCTTGATGCTGACTTGCTTTTGCTTAATTACCAGCTTTCTAAGCTGTTTAAGCTTATAGCGTTGTCCACATCTGTCGCACTCAGCAATTGCAAACTTACCAGATGCAAAGCGATTAGGCATAGAAAGTCGTCCTTGGAACGAATCTTACTGGCGCTTTCTCACGGTCTTCAGTTGAGGCCATTGCCCACTGTTCTTCGTAAGACATCTTCAACATTTCAATACGGCTTGTTGCTTCTGGAATCTTTAGTGATAGGTAATAAGCCAAACCAGCAACCATACATGGAAGGAATCTGAATGGGATATCTTGTGTATTAAGACCATTACCAGCGTCCTGAATACGTCTTAAACGCCAATAAACGAATGTATAGTACGGTGCAGACTGAGTACCTTGATCTGGCGATGGCCAGATGTTTATCTGTGGGCTATCTACACCAGTTGTAGTGTTAGTTCCGTTTGGCTGACCACCAGCAGGATATTTAGCGCCAGACTGACGATTTACCCAAACTTGAATAGGACGGCCTGTAGCAAGTTTATTTGGGATGGTTGAGTAAGTAGGCTCACTAATACGGCTGATGTTAATGTCGGTCTGATTAGGGCCTGTACCAGTACGAATAATGTGGTCAAGAAGGTCAATAGTATCTACAGGAAGGTCATAGGTAATTTTGTTCTGATAAACAGGGAATGATCCTTGCTCAACAGTCCATAGATTAATGCCGCGGTTAGCCCATTCAATAGTCAACAGGTTCAATGAACGACGCGCTGTACGCATATCGTAGCCTGAACGTAACTCTGTGCCACAACGCTCAAAAGCCTCTTCTATGAGGTTATTAAGGTCTAGGTTGAACGAACTTGTTCCGCTTGTTGTCATTTGGCAGTCCTTGCTGATTTCTTAAATGCCTCTGCTGTAGGGGCGCCTTTGCTACCTACCTTACGCATTTTCTCGCCTGATCCCGCAGCTATACGTTTTCTCTTGGCATGAATATTAGAATACAAGCCGGTAACGTTACCACCTTCAGCATACTCTGTGAAGTCAGTATTATCGCGTCTAGCCTTCCTTTTGCCTGAAGGCATCTTGGAAGGTGCTATAGCGCCCATACCTCGACTAACTCTCAAGATACACCTCTTCTTAGTTGATTAACAATTCTGCTAACTTGCGGTTGTTTAATATTAAACATTTTAGCTATTTTTGATTGGCTAATATCTTTATTTTTTAGAAACTTTTTGCCAAAATCTTTCATCAAAAGATTTCATACCATTCTGCCTTTAGTTTTGCCTTTAGTAGCGCAGCCATCAGCGCGCTTAGATGCAGAAGATACTGAACCGCCTTT